CCTCCTCCTAGATTACCACCCATGATATAGCCCTTTAAAGAACCAGACACTCCTGTACAAAGGTCCTTCGCCGTATCAAGAGTTGCCGCTATCGCCGCACTCGCTTCCGTGCTGAAATTCAAGTCCTCGATTACATTCGTCAAGGCTCCGGTATTACCACCCATGACATAGCCCTTTAAAGAACCAGACACTCCGGCACAAAAGTCCTTCGCCGTATCAAGAGTTGCCGCTATCACCGAAGATGACTCAACCGAAAAATTCAAGTCCTCAATTACTGCGGTCCTTGCCCCCGCATATCCACCCATGACATAGCCCTTCAATGTATAGATATCGCGAATTTCTATAGCTTGCCATGTCGTATCTTTCACGGTGCAGACCAATTTTATCGATGCATATGCGGTTTTGCTTTTCAGATATCCCGCTGTTCCCGGAATTGTACTTTTATTCATGTATATAATATTTTGTCCGGAATTTTGATTTATCTGATATCCTCCTCCTCCAATATCAACAATAGTTATTGTCGACCCTTGCTCTGCAGTCGCAGGAAGGGTGACCGTCGTTCGAGCAAGAGAATTGACATAGTTCATCATTCTCAATGGAGCCGTATTCACAATTGTGAAAGTACCTCCTCCGGCCCCGACAAGCGTACCGAGAACGAGATCGTATGCGGGATCAGGAGCGACGGAGGAAACGACTATTGTAAAAGACGGGACTCGCTCATAATTATAATTTCCTGCGGCATACGCCCTGTCTCGTGTATTACCGTTCGTTTCTGCGTATCGCACTTTTATGTAATTCGTGGTCATTCCATCAAGAGTCGCACTCGCAATCGCGAGATTGGTTTGAGCCGTAACTTCAACCAGCCTTATCATATCCGCAGTCATTGTCGATGGCGGCAATGCGGCATAAGTATCTGGTATAGTAACGTTAAAATAAACCAGACCCGCCCCTGCGGTTATATTCACCGTATCTCCCGCACCCTGAGATACGAATAGGCCATTCAATGCACAAGGGACAACGGAGGTAAACCCAAGACCCATACGCCCTATTTGATCGAGAACAAATTGGAAATCCCGTATCTTGTCGGGTGAATAATAGAGGTCACCATCATTGACCGGCAGACCTCCCGAGTAATCCCAATTCCCATGTTTTGCAATTGTCATTATCGTCCTCTCTAGTTTATAATTCCGCCGGGATATACCTGCACCAATCCGGATGCATCATAATACGCAAGATATCCCTGCATATATGCGGGGATTGCATCTTGAGTCAGAAACAGAACCAACTGAGATAATGTTTCCGCAGTTAATACAGGGCCGACGACTCCATGGTGACAATCGATCCAGATACTACCGGGGATCCCCAATGTATATGATCCACCCGGGGTGATTTCTTCAAACCCGAGATATCCGGCAACGACCCCGACTCCCTCGGGGGCCCAATGAGTGCCGACATTTACAACTCCATCACACTCTACCCATAAGTTCGCGGCCTTTTTATATGATGGAGTATTTATCAATTGAGCATCATATCCGGCAATGGAATCAAAAATAATTTTTACCTGAGCCTCCCACAACCCCCTCAACTTGTGGGAAGCAACTGCCGCATATAATTTCGCTCTTTTTGTTTGCTCGGTATCATAACGATAAAACGTCACCCCGATCATATCCGCCATGACACTCAACAATGTGGACGGCATTCGCGCAGGGTCTTTAATATAAAACAAGCCGATGATTAAATCCCGAAATGCAAGCAGATCACTATCCATCTTTTCACACAGGGCGATAATTCCCTCATCCTGATTGTCGACCATCAGCTTCGGGAGATATTTCGATGATGGATAAGGCAATAAATACATTATGGGATTTCCGTTATCAATGCAGGATTTATATTATCACTTGAGATTTCGAGAACTCCGGTCGTTATCGGGAAAGCGGGGGCGGCGATTATGCAATAATCAACACCATCCACAAACGAATCGACAAAACCGGACACATCAGATTCATACCACGTTTTATTAAAATCAGTCGATTCAAGATTATCAAGAATGCGCTCAATCGAAGAAAAATCAATAGCAGTAAATGAAGTTGCCCATTTATTATTGATATAGTCGACCGCATCAGAGGTTCCGCTCGATGCGTAGACATCCAGAATTTCCTTCCCGACTTCGGAAAAAAGCAACCTTAACGCAAGAACCGCAAGTGCCTGAACCGTCGTCCATATTGCCGTTGATTTTTTGTGGATGCTCATCGTGATTGAAACATTGACATATGTCGGGTCAACGGCAACTGTATAAACCGAGTTCATGATGGTCAATGCCTCAAGAGTTGTTTCGACCTCCGTGAGTAGCGCAGGGGCGGGGAGACCTCCACCATTCGGAACGACAATAATCTGCTGAGAGAACAGCCCGTAATAATTCGCATTTACTCCCGCAAGCAATACTCCCGAAATTTGCTCTGCAAGGTATTTTGCATCTTCAATTGTAACGCATCGATTCCGCGCCTTGAGAAGCATGGGAGCAATTATTCTCGCCGTCTCCATCGACTCCTCATCCGCCCCACCGGTAAACTCGCCCGAGTTGGTCACGCCTGTAATATCAGCCGACCCTCCGGTATAGTTTGAGATTTTATCCTGCGAATAGACGTTGCTATTCGCACCGCCCCCGACGGCATAATCAGCATAAATCCCGAAGTTCCCGGGGATTGCCCCGTAGGTCCCGTCGCCGAACATTATCATCGAATCACCATCGGACAGATAGATGAGACGATAATGAGTATCGGCAGGACCGGATTCGACCAACGTCGTCACCCTTGTCCATGCAACTCCATCAATTACGATGGATAACGTCGCGGGTAAAACCCACTTGTCATTAAGACGATGAGTTTGCCATGGAGCAATCCCGTCACTCACGCCCACGACATATGACGATGAGATCGATCTCTGTTGGTGACATTCGACTTGGAATGACCAGAGATATATCGTATGGACGCCGACCCCTGCGCCCGTGATATCTATGTATTCATTGCGGTATGCTTTTTCTATTGTCTCCGCGAGACGTATTCCTGCCGCCGATTCATATATTGCATAATAATCCGTATCAACCGCCAGCGGAGGAGGGATCGTCCCCGCCGAAGATACCCGGACCTTTTCTCCGGTAGTATATTCATGAGCCCCGGTCGTGGTGAGAACATCGGTTCCCGCATTCGCCGTGAATGTTTCAGAAAATAATGCCGCGATATTGAAACCGCTTCTTGCCTCAAATTGAAGCGATGCAGATGTCAGACTTGATTTTGAAATCGCCGTTAATTCAGCCTCCGTAAATGCCGCAGGAAACACAATGGTCGCGGGGTTCATATGAAAAATGAGATATCCTGCAGATGTCGCCTGTGGGGACATCTGATAATCCAACATGGCACAGAGATCATATACGGCCTGACGTGTAAATGCGGTCGCAAGAAACGCTTGATTCGCTATTGCGTTCATCTGGACGCCCTCGACGTCTCTCACTCCCGCCCAAATTCTTTTCCACCATTCAGGCTTGTCCCTGAGCAGGGGATCAGAATTTATGTTGTTCATGACAGAATCATAGTCATACGACGTGTATTGAATTGGATTTTGGATTGTCATGATATCCCTGCCGTAGAAAAGTTCAGAATGCCCCTCGGAGAATCAGCTTCACCCGAGTCCATAAAAAGAACGTAAAGAACGGTAATATCAATATTGCCATTTCCTTTTACATCGAATGAAATCGCGTCCTGAGCCGTCGCGATTCGCCTGTCGGGATATCCACCCGATCCATCAGAGACATACGTATTTCGGTACGCAATCGCATCCGCAATCGAAAATGGAATGCCTATTTTTAGCATAAGCCCGATGGGATGTCCTTCAAAGTCCTTTACTCCTGCCCCGCTTCTTCTGAAAAAATACTGCGACCTTTTCGGCTGAATAAGCAATTGCATGAGATCGGACACACATTCATCACGTTCGTTTATAATTCCTTCTCCATAATAAAAGAAATGATCCGAACTTGCATTCTTTAAAAAAATATCACTATCGAATACCATTGTCAAGAACCTTTAATAAGGGTTGATAAAATGTTCGCATAATTGGGGACCGGATCGGCAATGAATGTCGCCGCCGCCGCTTTCAATGCGGCTCCTCCATCATTCGGGACAGGGGCCCATGTGCTGAATGCAGTCTGCAAGTCTGTGATCATTTTTTTTTGTTTCTCAAGTTCAGTTTTGAACGTATCTCCGAGAACATACGATTCAGTCGCCTCAAGCATTCTAATACCCGCCTTGCTCGATCCAATAACGATATTTCCCTGTGCATCATAAAGCACATGATTCGCGCTATCCAGCGGGTCCTCGAAAAGAACATGCTCGATCGAATTCCCTGTCCACTTCGACGGTATGTTGCGATTAACCTCTGTCGCGAGATGCAGATAAACAGGCTTTCCGCTATCGCCGTTCAAAAAATAAACCTCAACCCATGCCCCGATCTTCGGGACGCTCATGCTATGTCCCTGCCGGGGATAACACCACATCCCCAACGACATATTGTCCATCCCAAGATCGTAAAGCATCACCTTCACTCTCCCGAGTTTCGAGGGATCGTTATTATCACACACTTCCCCGAGATAATGCCTGAGAAAAACCGTCTCGGTCCTGACGATCTCGCATATCATATCATAAATATCATCACTATGCAACATAGCTTCCCCCCTGCAGGGTGAGAGCATCAACGATATCAAGGTCCATATGATAACCATGCTCATCGATAACATGAGTAACGGACCTCACCCACATCTCCTGTTTTGGCATTACCCCGGTTTGAGGACGGAATATATTTGGAAAGCCCTCCCCGAGAATCACCTTTGTCGGCGCGGTCATCATCGGGTTCCCAAGCATGCGAACCTTCAATGACCATCCGTACCCCTGCGGCGCGACTGATTGTTGTGCCGCTATGAAATATCCCTTTTCAACAAGCGCGTCAAACGAGTTTTCCTGTAGTAACGACATGGCATGAGCAACCGCCGATCCTGCCGATCGTGCCGCTTTCGATTCAATTTCCGCTCGTATTTTCGGCATGTTTATCCGATAATCAGTAATCGTCTGTTCTTCCGCTCGATATCTCTTGAACTGAGGTTCTTTATTTACAAAAGAAATTTGGACATTATCTCCCTGCTCGTTCCCGGCATTATGCTCGAAGGTATAGCTTTCGACATTCGCGGTTCCATGCTTATAGTTGAGCGTAATCGAATCCCCAACTGAGCCCCCGACCATAGATGCGAACCGCTTTGCATCCTGAGATGATAACTCAGAGAAAAGCGCAACTGATCCCATTTTCCCATGCCCTATCGAAAATTCGCAATCGTTCTCTTGTGCGAATCGTTTAAGGAAACGGAAATGACTTTCTATTTGAACCACCTGTCCGTCCATCCCGATCTTGTCGTTCCCATTCTGGAAAGAGACAAGACGGTTTGCGGGAGAAATATCGAGATCAGTCAAAACATCATGAACGATCTGACTTTTTGTTGTCGATGTCCATACTCGTGATCTTTTTCCCGCGAAGAAAGCATTTCCCATGAAGTTCGCATTATATGTCACGACTCCATTCTGATCGCCCCCGCCCGATGGACCAATGATTCTTGCCTTTACCCCGCCGCGAAAAGGGGCCCCGATAATTTCCTTGGGGTTTTTCATCTGCGCGAATTTTGCAATCAATGATGAATCGGGAAACTTATAGCCCCACGACAATTCTATCTCTATCCCCGGCCTGAGCATCATGTCGAGAACGGTGTTGAAGGGATCGTACATTCGTATCGATCCGGTAAAAATTTTCTTCCTCTCCTCCGTTACGGATAGAGAAATAATTCTGTCCTGTAGTGCATTCATTACGGACGATGCGGGAAGCGATTTCGCCTTGACTTCAAAAAATGCAGACTGTTGATTGAAAAAGCCCATCATGGTATCGGTATTTTAATTGATTTCATCATCGAAGTATCGAACATGCAATCCATTAACGCGATAATATTATGCTCGATTATTCTATAAACTTCGGGCTCTCCTCCGTCTCGATATACGTTTTTCCTGCTTGCTATCTCATCGAGATCGTCACCGCTTTTTAACTCGACGGAGAACCATGTTTCATAATCGGATGCATCCAGATATCTAATATCCTTTACTGAATAACTATTGCCATTATAATCAGTAAATGAGACATCCGCGACGCCTGTATATCGTATGCTCATACCGGCTTACGCCTCATCATGAAATCGACGACCGATGTCGCGATTCCGGTTATCGATTGCACTCTCCGGTAAACCTCCTCCATCATATACAACGGGTTGGTTTCATCGAGTATCAATTCAATATCGATCATCGTGTATTGCGGAAACCCTGTTTGATTTACGAAATCGCTTCTATTGGAAAAATTACATTTCGCAACGTGATAAATCTGAGGGGTTGAATGCGTTCCCCATTGATAGAGAACTCTCGGGTTGGGGGTGAATTGACCAGAGAATATCTTGGTAAAACCCATTGATTGATTTCTCAATTGCTCGAACTGATTCAAGAGTTGCATGTTCCCGATATACTGATCACGCCGTATGAGAGGAAGCGTAAATGACAAGTGCCGGTTCCCCCCTCCTCCATATGAAACAGGACGGAAGTTAAGACCGGGAATCGGAGTTTCGGCAAGAACGATATCTTTTTTATCCGTGAGGTCTGACGGAAGAACGTGCTTGGACGTTATCAATTGATAATTGTCGATATCGAGCATATACCAAAAGACATTTCCCATCATTGCTTACCCCCTCCCGCCGCCGCTTTCCTGAGTTCTGACGCCGTTTTTCTCGCGACCTCATCAGCATTCGCGTTCGGGGCATTGATATTCATGTTTACGGTATTGATATTTGTGTTCCCTTGATTCGAGTTATTAACGCTCTGCAATGGCGTTCCCTTTGGTTGCAGACTTTCGGGCAATTGAACATTATAAGCATCTGCAACTGATCCAGCAATTTGACGACCTCTTTCTTTTGCCCTTTCTGAATATTTGTTCCGTATCTCTATTATTTTTACGGCTTGATCAAAACCCGATAAATTTTTCGTTGCTTCTTCTATTTCCTTATATTCCTGTATTCCATCCAGCACGAAACCAACCGCATGAGCAATTGTCGTTATTGCCGCCGCGATATTCTTGAGCGCAAAAAGAACCCACGATCCGAGAATGTTCCCCAACTCCTTGAACGCGCCACTCAGGTCTCCTACCTCGGCGAACAAGTCGCGGAATGCCGTACCAATAAATGAGAATGCATCAACGATTCGCATGATGGGCTCAGATACTCCACGAGCCCCCTCCGTGAACCCGTCGAAAAATGACTTGAGCAACCTGAGACTATATCCGATACTTTCTGCAAGAAAATCGAATACCGGTTCAAGCAAAACCTGAATCGTCGTAACGATAACGGCGAACTTAAATAAAAGAACATTTATCAAGTCCATTATGTTTTTCGACGTCAGTCCGAAAATCTTCCGAACCTGATCAGATACTTTGGTCCAGAACTTTTCGAGAGTCGAAAAGAATGCTTTGACAACCGAGAACACTACCCGGAATATATTTACAATAACTCCTCCCCAACGAACGAACATCGCCCGATTATCTCGTACCCAATTCAATATCCCCTGCAGTACCGGGATGAGTTCTTGACGGAGAGGCCAGAGTAGATTTTTTAGAAAGACATCCGATGCAAGCTGAAATGTTTTACCGATTTCAGGGACATAGGAGAGGAGTCTCCCAACTGCGGCAGAGATCAGCCCGACGGCCTTACCCATGATTGCCGTCCAGAGTCCTATCGATCTCGACCCTCGACGCTCCATATGGGTTGTCGAGTCTGCGACGCGAGTAAACTGAGCCTCAAGCGCGGAGAGTCTATCTGTTATTGACTTGATTCCCGCTTCTAGCAGTTTGGGGTCAAATGTCAATTCGAGGTCAGTTCCCATTGTTTTCCTCTGTAGAAATCCTCTGAACCCTCAATGCCTCTTTCAGCACTACGTCGTATTTTTTCGTCGTCAGTCTTTTCGTCTCATCAAAAGAGAACCCGCCCTTTGAATAATACGAGATGAGAAATTGTTGTTTCAATAACAATTCACTCGTGACATCGAGAAACCGGATCGATTCCGCCAACCAGATATCGCATAAACTCCCCTCGCCTCTGATCACACAAGGGGAGTGGAATCGAAAAAATTTGACGTATTAACCACCGGTCTCCATTTCTTTCCGCATTTCTTACATTCCTTGTCCACGCGCCTATCGATCCCGTATCTGTTTATAGTATCAGAAAGAATCCGAAGGTCTTTCGATGCGGTTCTTATCTTTCCCATAAAAAGATTACCGTATTCATTGCGGAATTTATTATCTATTTTTTCTCCATTGACTTTTGTCATTGCTTCAACGTATATCGCTATTTGAAGTTTTACAGGGTCCTTCGCGCCGACCTTGCTCTCGGCGACAATACAGTTTTCAAGAGTAGGGATCGCAACCTCAAAGTTTTCGATCTGTAACATGACATCCCCGCCACGATCAGAGATGACAACCGGCTCACTAAGATCGACCCGAATCTCATGCTTGTCGACATACGGATCGAACACGCCAACCTTGAGGCTTGATATCCTATCTCTCGTATCAAGAACGATCCCGTCATCTTCTCGATATTCCGCGATACTTTCGGTCCCGCATCGTGGACACGGATAAAACCCCTCGATTCCATCGTCATCATTATCGAGGAGCAACGCCTGTATTGCAATATAGTCAACCGACCGAAAGGGGAGTTTCGGGAGAATCGATCTGATCGAGACTGAATCATCAACGATTCTCCCGTCCTCCGTCGTAAACGACCGGACGCATCCTGCCACGAATGCCCGGAGCGCAGGAAAATACTTTCCCTCATCTGCGATTGACCTCGATTGAGCAAGGCAATCAACTGACGGGGATTGAATATCCACGTTCACATATAGAACCTTCTCAATTTCTACCGGAACTGGAAGTATCATCATTCACCCCTTATGCGATATTTATTGTTTTGATATCCCATGGCGCAACGATCACCGTCACGCTCATTATCTCGGGATTTTCAGCATCATACGGGGGAGTTCTGTGGTCGATGCATTCGCACATCTGCCAGAGTCTCCTCTCGATGGGAACTCCATTTTGGTCGGTCCTTACCTCTGTGCAGTCCTTCACCTGACGCTTCTCGAAGAAGTCATTGAAGAACTTCTGAGTTATCGTTCCTCGATCGACCTTGTAGGTACATTCCATGTTCGGGACCATGGTGACCTCGGATGAAACGTCGCGCTCCTTGTAGTAGCCCGGAGACTTCGCGGTCTTTTTGGTCTTTTTCATTTCCGCGACCTTTATGAGACCGGGAATTTCAACGCCATCCCATAACAGAATTTTCTTCTCGATTATTGACGGTTTTTGCATTTCTCAACTCCTTTATCTGAGCATCAGGCCGACGCCGATTTTTATACTCCCTGCAGGAGTCGGATATGTGAACCACGAATCAAGATTTCGCTCGCCCGAGTTTATACTCGATTGCGGATTGTTGATCGCATCCGCCTGAACGAAAACATGATCCTCGATCGATGTCGCTTCTCCATCATCGTCAATCCATTGGCCGAAGGTCTCACCCTCGGGGACCGATCCGGTTGATCCGACATCCCATAAACGATGAAAGAAGTTCCATATCGCCATCGAAGAATCCTCTATCCTCCTCAGGCTGTTCGGCTCATTGTGAGTCGGGGAAAGCGAATCTACAACGCTCACCATGATATAGTCGCGCATAAGCGGACCATTTGCGAACATGAACTCCTTCGCCGTTGACGGAGTATAGAAGGTTTTTATGATATATCCCGCTCCGATTTGGAAGATGGTCGTATTCACTCCCGCTTCCGCAAGATCGGTTCTATCAAGCGCATCGGAAAACTCATCCCCAACAACGCCCTTGATTCCTCGTATCGGAGTGTTTGCCGTCGCGGGGACCCAATGTACCCCGAGAGACCCGATCGACCGTACCCACGCTCCCATCACATGACCGACCGATGGGACAGCGCGAGACGGAGAATAGGCACTCGTGGCGAACGGGTCCTCGACGTAGTACCATTTTTCCTGTATTACTCCGAGAACATCATCTCCTCTCTGATATCCGTTCCCGATGACGATGAGTTGCGCCTTGGTTCGGTCAGATGCAATATTATAAATGACCTTCGGTTGATCCCATCGGCCCTTACAGTATGTCTCTAGGGCCTTATTCGTATCGACGACGGTCGTATCAGAAAGGCACAGAAAACGCACGGGGAGATCGTCGAAATATGCATAGTCCTGCGCGTAGTGTGTCGCGAGGGTCGGGGCGGTTCCGTCCGCTCCGCTTGCCAGATATTCTACCGTCGCCACATCTGCGGGGAAGCTGAGACCATCACCGGAAGCAGAGGCGAGGTCTGTCACAACCAACCATTGAGACGTCTGGAAAACATTCGCAACATAGTAATCCGAAACTTCCGGCTCCATGGTGCAATATATTTTTCCGAGATCGGAATCAACCTCACTCACTATTCCTGCGCTACTTTTTCTCCATGTCCTGAGCCTGAATCCCATGACAATCGCGACATCACCAGTCTCAATATTCGCGGTTCCATGGAATGCTCCCGAAAAATGGACCTTACTCGTGGAATAGTCGACCGACGTGATCTTCTTGTAAACAGTCGCCCCGCCACCGCCGGTCGCCGTGAACTTCATGATATCGCCCGGGATGACTCCCGCGATACTTGTCAACACGACAAACGTATCGGTTTTTATTCCCGCTCCATTCGCGGTTGTCGAAAACCGCGCTCCGTTCTCGATGGTAAAACCCGTCCGATTCCCGCTCTCGCTATAGTCGAGTTCTTCCGCATACCCGCTATCAAGCCGAAAGGTGTTCGCCGCAGAAAGATCGACGACATTTTTTGTCGCGGCGACTCCATCATACGCCGCGCCAGAATAACCGACATGAGACATGACATAGATGCTTGCATCTACTCCCGCCGAATTCTGGAAAAAACCTTCGAGCGCATCCCATCCGTACCAGAGCGGATTTACATGGTTTCCCAAGACCGCCTTTGCTTCCTCGGCATTCCTGAACAACCATGCTTTCTTGTATTTACGCTCGAAAAGGCCTATCATCCCGCCGATTAAAAAGTCCGACGGTCTGACTGACATTGATTTCTTGGTGGGGAGGGCCTCACCGTAGACATCTTGACGCCTGAGCCTATTTCCCATCACGCTACTCCTTCACTTCAAAATATTTCCTGACGTTCTGAAAATCAGGGTGGTCGATGACCGATCGCTGAACCAGCTTATGTTCCTGACCCGAAAAAGTATAAACCTCTTTTCCTATGTGGAGTTCATACGTCCTGTTCTGTCGAAAAACAAGCGTCACCATACCACTCGATTTTTTTTCGGGCTCATATTTCCCAACGATTGATTCGCTTATTTCCTCTTGGTCCTTGTGGTATTTTTGAGAATCCTTTTCTTTCGCCATGGTCGCCCCCTATTCATTGAGCCCCGGTTCAACCGTGATATTCAAAATCGACGTGGCCGGGAGTCTTGTGCTTTCAAATACATTTTCCATGAATCGAACAGAGCATGAATATTGAATCTTGTCAACCTCATTTGCCTCTACTGCATCGACCTGAACCGCCGTTCCCGAAAAATCTATATCGAATTTCCGGCCATTAACCCAAAAAACCTTCCGCGAAATCATCATCCGGGCCATCTCCGACGCTATCGCAAGACTTTCGGTATTGATCGACTCACAGGCAATGAGTAAATCATACGTGAACCACTTCCCGAATCTCTGCTCGATTGCGGACCCATCCGACGCTTTCCACGTATGGATTCCGGTCTGGACGTCTGACTCGATCTGCTCGTTCTCTGGAGCAAGCCCCCACACGCAAATAGAGGGAAGAACGGCATCATCTTCATGTCTACCGAAAAGAAAGGGGATGCAGAGATATACGCTTGCACCCGATGTGAAACTATTGACAAGGGTGTCTCCATCAAATAATTCAGAAAGGCCTATCTCTGTTTCGCTTTTTCTGTCAATGTGGTGATACTCAGAGTTTACCCCGTCCGTGATTTTGATCATCGAATATCGTCGTGCATATTCGGGTTCGTCGTCGAAAACGATCTCGCTATCGCCAGCATAATGAGGTCCTATCGTGCCGACTAGAAATCTAGTTTCAAACAATTGGGATATCTCATTATCATAGGCATCCTTGAGACCTACAAAAATATCATATGGGATTTCGTCTCTGCTCATGACACAATAAGAGATGATCAAATAATCCGCCTCATCGCCCGAGTATGTGATTTTTATTTGCTCAATCGACGATAAATCACTCACGTCGAACGTCACGTCATTCATGATCCCGCCGACCGGGAGATAGTATTCCTTCGCGGTTCCGAAACTTATTTTATACACGAATTCAGACGCCGTTGTATGATTCAAAACTCGATTCTTCCGCGACCATACCGAAATAGTTATTCGATCATTGTCTCCAAGAGATATCGGAGATGCGAGAACCTTTTGGCAATACCCCGCAACCGGGAAAGAAAGAACGAGAGACTTTGAGTTATGACCCGCAATATATTCTTTGTGATCGTTCAGCCCATGGATTGCACATCCGGCAGATGCGGTCCATCCCGTGATCGAGTCAAGATTTTCAATGACCGTTTTCATTTTTTCTCGACCAGTTCTTCATGTTTATTTTTATAGATATCAATATAATAATCAATAAACTTGCTTTTCCCGGTATTGACAAATTTTGTGAATTCCTTTTTCATCTCTGCATATTGTTTTTCAGCTTTTAATTTTTTATATAATTTGGAAACTGATTTCGCAAACGCAGGGCGGGGAGGAATGCGTATCAATCTTGTTTCCCCTGTCTTTTTGTTTTTAACCACGAAAGTCCTTCCGTGCTCGTGAATGTCAAGCAACCTCCTCAATGTGATATCCGCCTCATGGTGTTTGGCAATAGACCCCTGAACCTTCCATCCATTTTTTAGTTTTCTCATCCTGAGCATGCTTGAATATGATTTGGGAGACTCTGAATCTCCCGCCCCGTAAAGGGGGACATCGGGAAGATCATAACCTTTCGATCTTTTTTGCGCGATGGTTGTTTTTGATAATCTCTTGAGCCCTAGGTTTCTTTTTTTTATCCCGTCATGGAATATTTTTATCAATGTTGCGGCATCTTTTTTCCTCATTCCGTAAAGACACTCCTGCCCCAACTTGGGGAGGGCCTTGAGCCGCCGTTGCTTTTCCCGAAATGATTTCGACACCTTCGCTTTTGCAGGCATTATTTTCTCACAAGCCCGAGAGTGATATATAAATATGATGATCCGTATTGGCCCGAATAGCCCTTTGATTTTATTTCCATCTCCTGACCCTGCAGGACCGCCGTCGTCCTTACGATGTCGATATCCTTCCACTCAAGTTCGCTATCGATCCAGTCCTGCATCGCCGTATATGCGATTGCATCACAGGGCTCCCGAATCCCTGCCTTTTCGAGTTGCTTTTCACTAGGATTGTAATCAACGGGGTTCGCCATGAACGATAATATCGGAGACGGAGTTTTTCTCTGCGAGATAGATTTGTACTTATCCCTCGTGACGTCACCCTCTCCTCTCAGGCTTATCCGGATCGGGACCCCGTATTCATGACATGACGCCTGAACATCAACCATGGCGTCAGACTTTTCTTTTTCGACTCCATCGGATGCAACCGGGAAACGCATTCATCATACTCCGGTCATATATTTTCTGAGGATATCCATCGCCATCCTCGCATAATCATTTCTCGCCGATGAGTATTTCCCTCTTTCCCCGAATTGTCGAGTAAACCCCTGAGTCGATAACGAGTTCCCTCCTCCGGTTCTGTTCGCGATATTCCCGAGAGAGACCTCGCAAGCCAGAAATAAAATCGCTTGTTCAATGTCGGATGGAGCAGATGCGAACCCCGCCACATATGTCACCTTGATATTTCTGTTTCCTCTAGGAAATATTGTTGAGTCATAAGAATCGGTCGAATATCTTCTCCGGATAATTCCAGCATTACTATCGAGTTCGAGCCCCGCAAGACTTTCTCCCGAATAAGTAGCATTATTTATCATAACGGACACGAGAGACGTTATTGGCCTCCTGCTGAGAACCAAAACAGAGGACCCGCTTCCATCATACCGCTCCTCATAGGTGACAGGGGCCGAGATCGATATCCTTGCAGTTCTTTCGACGAACGGGACAATATACGATGAGATTTTCCCATCTATCCACGAGGAAGAAAGTACATCTCTGTTGATCCCGAATCCTTCGAGTTCCTGATAAACATCATCTGCGGTTGGGAGAGCCATTACGGTTTCCTCACAACATCTTGAGTTAAGTTAAAAGTATTTATCACCTTTCCGCTTTCTTTCAATAACAGTTCTTGAATATTTGTCGATGAATATTCGACCTGACATCCAAAATAATACATCCCCGCATCGAGATCGTCAGTATCGGCGGGGAGAATCTGAACGGTTATACATCCCGTCGTAGGATCGTCAACGGTTACGCCGCTCAATAATGCTTTCATCACTTTTGCATCAAGATCAGAATCTTCGGGGTCTATTTTTATCGCGAATCTTACATCTATCGCCGTCGCGAGATTTGCTATGATAACATTATCCGAATCCCTCAGAGGACCGATAACAATCGAATTATAATTTCCTTTTATTAAGTTCATGATTAAATAACCCGCATCTCCCCTGATATCAGAGTCTTATTTATCATTCTCCCCTCAAGTGATACCATCGATTCGGTTTCTCCCGATATCGGCATCGCCATGGTTTCCGTGATATACTCCTCATTCACTCCAAAAGAATATCTCGCCTGAATTGATTCTCCCGCATCACATCGTATAAAATAATCATTATTCGGATTAAATGCCGTAAAGAAATATTTATAACCGCCATCCCCGACCTCATCCATTGCCACATCAGAGACGACAATCGATCCATCAAGCGCATTATATATTCTGATTGTCGGCGTCAATCCGGTTGCCGCGATACCATCATTATCAACAAAAAATGCAGAGACGACATGAACCCCTGAATAATAACTTGAAACATTCACCCCGAACGAATATCTGTTGTCTATCGTTATGGCATCGCAAACTACTTGATAGGCTTTTGAAACATCATAGTCTGTAATTACATATCGATATCCACCGCCACCGATTTCCGACATGACCGAGTTCACGATAATCGAATCATCAGATAAATCTCGCACAGTAATCGACGGAGAGAGACCCGTTGCCGGTTCTCCTTCATTGTTAATAAAATGTGCGATAATACACTTGTTCATTTCTTGCTCGGATTTCTATATTTTCCCTTGTGCAATCAATCTTTCTTCCGCCATTTTGCGTATTTCGGCTTGTATAAGTTCTTCTCGTTCTTTCTCTGCACGTTCGGCGTCAAGTTCCGCTTTCGTCGCCTGTCCGCTTGCGATTATTTCGGCGTCGGACATTGGTTCGATCATTTCACCAACGATTTTAGTGCGTGGGGGAAGCGTTTTAATTCCCGCATCTACCTTGTCGCGCAAGGTCATCGGCACGATTTTCTCGCCTGATAGTTTGTGACCTTCGGGGATGCAAACCAATCCATCTCGGACGCGCTCTGATAGCTTGCGTACCCGAAAATCCTTGTCATACTCACGCCGGTCATGGCCACGCTTGACATCGTGCGATTCAACCGGCGTTTCGATAATTTCATCGTATGGAGTAGCACCGAGCGATTTTTTCACTCCCTCAATCCCGTCCGCCGTATGGTAGGTCGCAACGATAATGTTGTCTTTTATGGCGGCGTATTTTTTTGTTGAATACATTACGCAGTCCTTTTCCAAATTATCATCAATCTGTTTTTCGGTCGAGTGGCATACCCTTCGCGTATATCTCCATGAGTACCATCATTGACGGCACGTAACCGCATTGAATCGCCCTGCTGTCCCGTATTAAATTGGCATTCCGAATAATTGGCCGCATTGTTTACGGTGTGGTATCGTTCCGTACTACCCGTCGGAGCGCCGTAATACCACTTCGAGTTCTTATATACACCCCCCTGCCACGACTGAAATTGGTCTACCTGCAGTCCATTAGTCCGACCGGAATTTTGACCCTCAGAAGCATGATAGTCGCCCTGCGTAATGAGCGCAATCGCCTCATCGTCCCACATCTCGGTCCACGTTCCGCCGAAAAGAGTAGCGGGTGATTCAGATGACGGGAGTGCTGTTGCATCGGTATTCGATGCGGCAGAGGCAACTTGGATGTATATTGATCCGGTTGGGAATACATCAAGGGTATCACCCGACTGCAACTGCTGAATCTGACCAGAATTAAGTACGAGTGGTTTTCTTATCGTCATTATAATTGGATCGGTTGCTCAGGGTCTATGTCAAGCATAGTTGTTGATAATGCAATCCCGACCTGAACCACAAAACCGGTTGCAGGTGGAGTCGCAGTTAGCATTCCCTTTGTAGCTTCGCTGAGAAAATACCTTGCTCCCGCAGTCAATGACGCCGCTCCGATAACAGCCGTCCAGTCCGCAGATGTCAATTGGCCGCTTGTCTGGATGTCGCCAGATGCTCCCGATGCGATCGACGCCGCCCTGCAAACCCCGATAGCCCATGCGGTCCCTACTGCATCAGCTTTCGCCTGTTTGAATTTTGCCGTGCTTGATATATAAACCGGCATTCCTATCGTGGTCGCGTCCGCCGCTTCTTCTGACGTCAACGATACGACATCAACCTCATTACAAGAAGCGTCCAGAGTGTCGCCAGATTGCAACTGCTGAATCTGACCAGAATTAAGTACGAGTGGTTTTCTTGCAGTCATGCTCTTACCTCACAACAATATTGGTTCTGATATTCTCATATAAACAGATGTCGAAGAAAGAACCTCTCCGACCTGAATCCTGAATCCTGTCGATGGAGGGACGATTGATATCGACGTCCCGTTCAGATATAGAATGTTTCCTACCGATAACGACCATAGTGGATTTACAACGATTCCAACCGAAACAACTTTCCCTGACGTTCCTGTAGCGATATCCTCAATCGACATTCCTGCGATTTTCCCTCGATGAAAAACGTTCGATGAATCTGCATTATAACCGTCATGCGTTACCAGAGAGAATGCCGATATCAGTTCACTCGCCACGACATAGAGGCGTAATCTCTTTTCGAGATTTACGGTCGTCTGTATTGTGCCGATTGCTCCTCTCAATTTCCATCCTCTTTCATTCCGTTATAGAGTTGTGTCGTAAACATGACCATAAAATTTTATTCGGCAAGTATCAGCGTTCACCGTGCTTGACGTAAACTTGCATGATATTCTTGTGTTGGCCGGTTGTTGAGGAATCTGAACCGGCATCGCGCTCTCCCGAGAAAAGTTTGCCGTCCTACCGACATCAACCGAACCGATAAGGGTTTCCCCAAGTGCAGGGCCAGCATAAATATCAATTACACCGTAAAGGTTCGCCGATATGTCCCAAATAGAGGCCCAATGAAGGTCGAACGCTTTCGTTATTGCACCTGCGCCGATGACCTCGGTTATTGCACCGCCGGTGTCCCATGCCCCGGCGTTTGCAGTAAGAAGAACCGGGTCTGCTTTGTCGGGCCTTATGAAAGCGGCCCCGTGAACGTGATAATACCCGGTCTGCAAATATGCAATTACTGTCGATACGTTCGGAGCGAAAGGGACGGAAATATAGTCGGTCAATTGCCCGATTAAAGCGGCAACCTGTTTTATTCGGGCGATAAGGCTCGTTCCTGCTGTCGTATCGGATTTGTTCCCGACAACATCACGCGAGTAAACATTCGCCGCACTATCAGCCGTCGGTACGGCCTCTTGCACAGACACAATCGCCGATATCCTTGAATCGCTTATCTTCTCATGTCCGCTCATTTAATATCGCCTCTCGAATGATAATGAATAGGGAATCATTCTGTCATCCCCTTCGTCCACGGCCTCTTGATATGTTATCTGCAGATAATCGAGAACGGCAAAATTAAGGTCAAGTCGCATCCCGGGGGTTCCTGCGACAAGGTGATTTGCATTATAAAACTCACGGTAATTCGTTCCGTCTATTTTATAATATACTCGCACCGTTCCGTTCTGAGTCATGTTTGAAAGATCGAGGAACACATCATGGAGAATCTTGTTCTTCGTACTTTGCAATTCAACAACCGTCTGTTCTCCTCCGGCATCCAGATAATTAAAAACTGCTTTTCGGAAAACGAACCCCGGCAACTTTGAAAATGGCATTACGCAATCTCCTTGTAGAGAATCGAAATGTCTACTGATTCTCCGCCATAATTACATGCGACCTTGGCATAGATCGGATAATCCTTCGGGATAACCCCCGTATGAATGGGAACAATCCTCCCGCCAGCGGTCGGCCCTGCGAAGAAAGACATCGGGATCGACGTGCGGGTTCTACCGAGTTCTATCGTGCAACCCGCATCACCATAAAGAACAATCTCAAAAACGAGTCCATCCCATCCTGCCATCAGTCAATCTCCTCATCTCCGAGAAATATCGGGACATCCATTTCTATCACGATATCGGTTATTATGAAACTTCTTGAGGCAACTCCCGCATCCATTATCTTCACCGCAGGACCGAGAACCCAATCAACGGCATCAGCCGTTAATCGCTTCCCATATTCAAGAGATGGAGCGCATTTCCCGGGAGAAAGATCGGAACGCTTCGGGACGTTTTTTTCGTGAGTACCCATTATTGAGCCCTCACCGTCATCTTAGATGTCCCGGCCCCCGTCTGAACAATCCTGATCGCAGTAACGGGATGGAATGTCCCGGCCTGAGCCGTCGTTACCCCTGAAAGACTCGACGGGACCCATGTCACCCCGACCCCGCTTTGAACGGTGACGATATCATCGGTCGTCGTCTGTACCTCGGCAGTAGCACCACCCGCCGCCTGAACGGTCACGGAAACGTTATCGACGTCATCGGGGATGAGAATCGAGTCTCCGTTTCCTGCGGCGGCGAGAGACGCCACGTATTGAAAACCGAAAGACCTGTCGCCCCCTTCCAATGAGGGGGCGACGTCCATGTTTACCCAAGCCATTCTGACCTCCTATTATACAGTCGGACGGAAAACCGCATAATTGATTATCGCGTCATTCTGAGGATCGGCGGAGAAGGTGAAAATAATCGCACCGGTATCGGCGGCGGCACTTACGCCAGTCACCGTTCCAGTCCCGCTATCAAGAATCGACCATACGACCTCATCAGTCGCAACCACCCCGGCAACGGGAACAATATTCTCTGCCCCGTATGCGGCATCAGCAGTCGCTTCTTGGTGTGCAGAACCAACGCCGTGAGTGGTATTGTCGGCATCGTGAGCATTGTATTTCGCCTTGAGATCATTCAGCCTTGTCACCGCTTCTTCAAGCGATACGGGCGCAACCGCAGAAACAAGCGAGTGATCGCCAGCCTCTTGAGCGGCATGATATACCCACAACGCGCCAAGTTCAGAATCCGCCTCGTGCGTATCATACGCCGTCAGAAGGTCTCCCGCCAGAGCAAGCAGGGTTACGAGGTCAGTCGCGTCTGCCGTAGCAACCGGGAAGTTGACATTATCAACCGCCGTGGTGTGGTCGAGAGCATCTGCGGCATGAGCGTTCATTGACACCTTGAGGGCGTTCGCCAATGCAATCGCGCTTGCAAGACCGTCCCTGTTTTCTTCACGGCTCATCACTCGCGCATCATTCGCGGCGACCGGGATGAAAAGACCGAGACCCATCTTCGCGAGTGAAACGGCGTTACTTGCGATTCTCGTATTCGATACCGCGCCGACCGCAATCTTCCCCTCGGTGACGGCGAGTGCGCCGATCTTTCCTTCGGTGACGGCCAGATTTGCTATTTTTGCCTCGGTCACGGAAAGGGGCGCAAGTTCGTCGGTCGAAATCGAACCGGAAGGAAATTCGGCGTTAAGTGCCGCTTGGATTCTTGAGCCGAGTTGAACGTTCTGAGCCGCAGGGCTTGAATTGTTTATCGCCTGTGCTTCATCGTCAGTCATTGTCCATGTCATTTGATTTTCTCCTTACATTTGATAAAAACCCATCCCTGAGCCAAGAGGGCGAGATGGACATCCTCACGGTCTGTTCGGACGACCCCCCCATCAACTTTAACGTCAATAGTTTCTCCGCCAGATAACGTGACACAAGTTTTTGATATCTCGATCGGGCAATCTTTCCCATTATCAGGATGAGCATATGACCAAACAAGATTGCTTTTCGGTTCGGCCTTTCGTGATTGCTCCGGTATTACGATATCAGGGACCGCCGGGGCCTTGATACTGACCCCGGCGTCTTGTTTCCCATAAAACTCATCTGACGTGAGAACTCCCATTTAATAGGTTCTCAGGTTATGGTAAATAACGCTCGTCGCCTCGAAGGAGGGACAGAGCGCACAGTACGACTTGATAAGGAACGGGATATCGTCGTCGATCTCGGCGAGAGGCTTGATTGTCACGAGACCATTGAACCGATCCCCTGCGCTATTCGAGTAGGGAACTTTCCCGAGACCTTGGAACTCATCGAGGTCCCAAAGGATTACGCGCTCAGGAACATCGTGGCCGCCCGTCTGAACGAGAGGCACGTCGGTCTGAGCGGCAGTCGGGATTTCCGCACCCGCAGTCGCGGCAGTTATAACGATCGAAGTCGTCGAACCGGTTATCGTTCCCGAACCATCATAAGTGTTCGCGGAAATGTAACGAACCAGACTTAGGGTCCCGGAGACAGTACCCATATACACCTTGTACCCGATCGCTCCGGTAAAGGCAGTCCATGACAGGGTGATGGTGTTAAGGTTCGTACCGGGGGCCCCGGTCGCTTGATTCACCTCGGCGGATGCGAGTTCTTCGCCGTTATAGGTCACGGGGGCGACTCTGAAATAATACGTGGTAGAGTCGGTCAGAGTTCCGCCGGTCGTTCCGGTCGCAGTACCGATAACGCCCATGGTATTGATCGGGCGAGTCGCCATGGTCTCAACTATCGGGATATCGCGATACGCCATCAGTCTCCACCCGCCGGGGATTTCTACCTGAGAAAGACCCGCGCCGGTAAGACCTTGATTGAGCCTTACGTTCGTGAGAAGCTGAGAAACCTTACTCAGCATCTCGGGCGACATGAGAAATACCTTGCGGTGCGGTTTCCCCTGAGCCCTGCTGTTCCTGTCTATCATATTATCGAGGAAAGAAAGACTGGTAGGGGTTGTTCCGCCAACCGTAGTATTGTTGATCCTGTTCGTGGTAACGAGATGATCCAGCCCGGAAAATTCATACTGGTTCCCGGTCGCGTTTCCCCAAAGGATATACGTCGCGAGATCGAACGCATGCGCGAGAAGATGGTTTTCCATCTCAGCCGCAGATGCATCGATATATTTCGCGCTTGCATCTTGCAGAAAGTTCGTGACCGCGCCCTTCCTGCGGATGACCTTCATGTTCACACCGTCACGGACATATGTTGCATTCCGGGTCGGGGTGACCGCCGCTTCTCCCATTGCACCACCCGGGGCGGGGAGGGAGGTAAGACGGTTGAACTCGTGGCGTTTCTGGTTATCGAATTTCGGAGAGATAACCGCGATTTCCGGAGAGAGGCGGACCATCGTATTAGTGATGATCGCTTCGAGTTTTTCCGGAACAAGACCCTCACCAACGCCGGTCGCAGACGTGAGGGCTTTCCTGATATCCGCCTTGTTTGCACGGGCGAACTTATTGAACATTCGTATCACTTCCATTTCTGAGTTCTCCTGTTTCTTATTTTACGAACGGTTCCCGAAAAGGGGCATCAGAACTGATCCGATGTCTTTTCGCACCATGGCTCCACGATCATACGATTCGTTCGCACGATTGCCGCCGGAAAGACTTTGCTTGAGGTCCTCGATCGATTTCTTGACTTCCTCGATGCTGTCATCCCTGCTCGTGATAACAGGCCGACGGTTGTCTTTCTCGACTCGGTTTTCATGCGCCGATAGGATCGATTTCTTGACGGCATCAGCATAGCCCTGTCCTCTCAGCATCCCCTCGATTGCCTCCCCCTGAGCGGCGACTTGGTTCGACATTGACTTCATTGCTTTCATCATTGTCGAGAATGCAGTCACGAGACCCGCCGTGCTGTTCACCGGAGTTTTGATCGAGATGAGCCCTTTCTTGAGAAGTCGTTTCGCGACGGCGATTTCTTTCTCGTTGAGTTCGAGATCATCGAGGAGTCTTTCGTCAGAATCATCAGAGGCAGTCGTTCCTTCTGATTGTTCGTCGCCCTGAGTTTCGTTCATGAAAGATTTTTTTGCCATCCTTTTCGACTTGGCAATTTCTTCCTCTTTCGTTTCTTCCTCGGTAAAAATATCGGCATTCTCGCCGTCTACCGGTCCCATCTCTCCGCCGGGCTCCGTGATCTCTGCCATGGGCTCAACTCCGCTCTCGCCAGCCTCGATCTGCTCGATCTGCTCAAGAATCGCCTTTGCATCCGCTATCAATACGGAAAGTTCATCCATTGTAATTCTCCTGTTGTGTTATGCTCAATGCATCGTTGATTTTCCGGAGTTTTGCAAGCAACTCCATCACCAACCGCTCACGTTCGTCCTCGGGCGACTTTGAAACCCTGTGTAAAGAATCATCATTAAAATTCTTAAAGACTCGTGAGTCGACAACCAACTCGCACATGAGATTCCCATATTCCTCCATGATAGACTTCATGACTTCGCGCCTGTCGTCTATCGTGGGGTCATTCATGAAATTATAGACTTCATCCATGAGGGCATCGTCAAGGGCATATTTACTCGAATAAAAATCATTTGCCGATTCTCTTTCCGAGAGTCGGTTCCGGAGTCTCCCTGCAATACCTTTTTGGATTGTCCATGGACGCTTGAGCCCTAGGGCCTTATACACCGCATGAGCAATTGAAGTCGAATATGCGGGACGGGGGACCACGACAACGCCGTCAAGAACGACCTCATCCATAACTCGGCGGCCGTCGGGGGACATTTCTACGATACCGCCCTCGGGGATATACCCCTCAACGCTGAATCCCTTTTGAATGGGATGAGTGTAGGGCGGAATTCCCTTTACTTGCCGCCAGATTTTATTGGCCCTTTCAACCGTATTGGGCCCGAATCCATCCGCATCGTCAAAAAGCCTGAACGTCGTTTTCCAGTCGCCATCGGGAAGAATCTCGGCTCCCACAAGAATCCCGATATCATCTGTAAAATTGACATCATGCTTGTCCGCATAAAGCAAAATCGATCCGCTGTTGCATTGAGTCATGAATGACTTTATGCATTTCGCGGTCATTCGTTCGCCCTGACCATCAAGACGTTCACCGGACGAAACGCCGATAAGATACCGTCGCTTCGCGGCTCCATCTCCATTCGACTTTTCAACGGCATGAAGTTGACTCTCGAAATTGGCAGGATGAAACTTGAACTTTACTCTATGGTCATTCATGGGTTTTCCCCTATCATGATTTTCAAAAAAAGTCAATCCTTTTTCTTCGCGAAAACAAATTGGATATCGCAATTGCACCCGATAACCTGCTCTGGTGGTGCGCTTGGATCATGCGGCCCGATCATTCTATGCCGCGCTCTCAGTTTTCCTTTGTTCCTGCCTGAGTCATAATACATCGGCACATCGAAATAATGACGTATCGGGATAGGGCTCGACATGGTTTTCGATGCGACTTCCATATGCCCGAGTCTCGGGGTTTTCGACAACCCCCTATTGTGGACCCACACCTTCATCACTTCGACATTCTTGTTCTTATCGGCAACCGATTGAGCATATTTGATCTTGATATCATTTACGGTCGACCTGACTTCCGTCACCGCAATAGTATGAATATTGGGCGGCATCCCCTTGAGTTTATCGCGCTCGACATATCCCCGGAACGTTTCGGTTATTCGCCTTTCATATTCATCAATGATTTTCGGGTTTATCGTTCCCGCCTTGGCCCCCGTCCTTCTGATATATCTCGGTTCACCCGTTTTCTCGGTAACGATTTCCATGACGCCGCGAAGATCGCGGGAGAGGGCCTGCCTGATTCCATCGGTCAACAAGTCTCCCCGCTCCGCACCCTTTCGGATATACACCTTCCTCTTGGGGAGAATCGTGGATAAATCAGGGACCACGATAGGCTTGCCCGTCGTTTTCGTGCTTTCGATATCTCGCTTCATTTTCGCATTCGACAATCGGTACATCGCATCCGATATCTGCCCCGTATTGTGCGCGATTATCTCTCTCATGAGTGCGCGATACTTTCCAGCCCGGACGTTCTCAGTCCCGTACTTTTTTTTCAGATGGTTCCAGTCTATCTTCGCCATCCACCGTTCCCCCGTAGACCGGAACACTCAGACTCCGGTCGAGGATTATCCCGTTTTCTCTGATATCTTTTTCGTCGTCAGTCATTATATTCTCGTTTTTCATATTCGAGCCACCTTTTGCAATCATCAGCGAATCTCATCATGACCTCATGATGGTGGTACTTGTTCGCATCTTCTTCCGTTTTTTCTCCGTCCTTTATTTTTTGTGTCCATTCCTCAATAACCGACCTGTTGGCATATGCATAGTTCAGGAGGATTTCTTCTGCATGACTCACGACATCATCAATGGATTTCACCCGCAAGGAATAGCCAACATTCTTGCCATCCAGAACGGAAAAGACTATCATCTCGCGGAGTGCAAGTCTTATAAAAAACTTGATATCCTCCTGAGAAAAGGAACATCCGGAGGGATGGTTGTGAATAAAAACTTTTGCACCCGACACATTCTTGATTTCTTCCGGAGAAAAAGCCACTTCATTTTCACCACCTTCTTTCTCCAGAGATATTTTTCCTCCATGATTTATCACGAGACACCTTTCATGATCCAACCCGGAATACTTAACTCGGAAAAGTTCGATGGGATCAGTAATAGACAATTCTTCTTGCGCTGGTTGTTCTGTCGCGGCTCCCGCCGGTTGACGATTTTCCTCTGTCGCCGTTCTTCCGGATGGAGGGTCCGTCCTTTCAACCGCTCCGGTATCAGGATTTCTCCAATACCAATTGCCATCTTTCCTTTGCCACTTGCCTGACTTCTGGACCGTTCCCTGCGGCCCTCCCTCGGGCCCCTCGGGCTCATCCTCGAAATCATCCCCAAGCATAAATTGAGCGTACTCCTTGAGTGCCTGCCTTGTCTCTGCCGGGACGGTACGTTCATCATATTCCTTGAATATCGCCCACAATCTATTCTTGAGATCGGAAAGTTCTCTGAGTGATTTCATTACTGATGACCCTGCCGGGACCATATAGAAAACGCCCGGGCGTCCATCACGATCGTAATTCCATTTATCCGGGGCATACTGATCATCCCAATCGGCGAAATCAACAACTTGCCATCCTGCCTTTGCATATTGCCACGCCAGCCAGAACCCGAGACAATCCAACTTTCTCGCTCCTAGGGCGAATGCTTTATCCATCATTTCTTTAAGTCGCCCCTTGCCTCCGGAGAAAACGGAGATAAGTTCTCCCTGATCTGTAATTGCAAAACCAGATTTCCCATCCCGAGAAAGATATGTCGTCGCATTCTTCTCTCCATATTCTCCGGGGGAGTACGGGGTAACCCATAGCCTTTTTTCCTCGGGAATATATTTATCGCGGTTTTTCACGAACTCCTCGGCATCAGCTTTTATAATTTCTCTGATATGCTTTTCTTCAATCGCGACTCTCTGAGCCTGTGTCGTCGCCTCAGATGGCGGCTTGGATATTGCCTCGGCTTTTGCCTGTTCTTGTTTTTTTCTTTTCTCCTCGGGATCATCCGGGGTTGCCCCACGAGTCGGAGGTTTATAAGGCATCTTGTTCCCGAACTTATCCCTTATCCACCAACGGCCATCCTTGGTCTGCCATGGTCCCTTCGCAACCCTTCGGAGACCGAGAAGAACTCTCGCCTTATTGACCTGAGACTTGAGTTCGCGTTTCGCATTCTTCATTACTTGCGCGATTCTGATTTCTCGTTCGAGCCCCTTCTTCACCTTGTTCAACCGTCCCCGGAGAATTGCTTTCCTCGCATTCTCATGATCGGCAACGAGTTCCCGGCCTATCTCATCCAGAATCCGCTCATCTTCTTCGGGAAGGAAAATAATCGGATAGTACCACTCTCCTGACTTCCCTCTCGACTTTCTCACTTTTGATTTCTTAACATCCATTGACGCCGTTTTCGTCTGACCCCCTTCTTCCTGTTGGTCTTTATAAAAAGATTTCATCCGCCTCTGTAAATATGCATTAAGTCTCCTCATTGATACGGAATCAGGATCGAAATCAAGAACCGCATGCCGTGTCCCGTTCATCTGAAATCCATACCGCTCCCATATCTCCTCACCACGAGGGAGAAGAAGCAATTCCTGAACCGACCTTACATTTTTTACAGAAGCAATTTCATCTTCGGAAAATTCAATCCCCTCTCTTTCTTCATTCCTCATTGACGAAACAAGTTTTGAAACCTGATAATTGTCGAACATATACTCGAACCCATATTTCGCCCACGTCACGAATCCATTGAAGTTCCCGGTCTTGAATGCATTGATTTTATATTTCAGTTTTGCATCCTCATAACTCAACCCTTCATGATCTGCAATCATCTGAACTTTTTCCTTCATTGTCATGCCGTCGCTTTCACCCGCCGCATAGCAATGTATCGCCGTCGCATTGAGTTTTTTGGCAGTAACAAACGTCTGGAAAATCCCCGACGCCATCATGTCGGGATGAAAATCAGGATGCTCAGGGTTGACACGAACCAACCCGCCATATACCGCAAGCCCCTCCCCCGTCCGTTGCAGAGTGAGATCGGCAGAGAAGGGGGCCTCGTTCAAGTCGGGGTTTATCAGAATATCGATCCTGTTGCCGTCTATGCGGTTTATATCGATGATATCGTTTTCTCTCAACGCACCCGTCACCTGAACGACATCCTCAATCGTTGCAGGCCATCCGTTTTCCACGAGGAGGTCATTGATTTCCTGATCTGTCTTACCGGCAATATTTCCGTTATACCTCACATTTGAATATTTCTTATACCCCGTCCTGTCAATCTTCGATGCGGCACTTTTCATTTCCTCGACCAGAGATTGAGTAACCGGAGGAGGAGGAGAAAGCCTCTTGACGGTAAGATCACCACCGGACGTTCCCTCTATCGCATCAGGGTCGTCCGAAGAATCGTCATCAATAAAGTCGTCATCCCTTCTATCTTGCTCGTATGAATCAAAGGCATCGTCGATATCTTCCATCATTTCTTCCGGATTGTAACGATCAGAGCCTTCCCGAATTTCTCCAATAATCTCGTTGATATGATCTTGACGCCACTCGGCAATGTCCTCATTCCGCGCCCTCTCGTTCATGTAGTCGCTAAGCATGTCCGCGACTCCATCTCTCCAATCAAACTCAGCGAACTCGTTTATCAAGTCGACGTACCCGCTTCGATCCCCATCCCGATATCGTTCATACATATCTGCATAATTTTCGAGACGCTTCTTGAAATCATCAAGATCGATTTCGCCATACTCAAGGTCCTCAAGATCGGCACGGATCATATCGTTATGGAAATCATGCATCTCGGGAGCATCATCAAATAACTTTTGAAGGATGTCCCTCGCCGTATCCCAATCTTTATCCTCGATTGCCTTTGCGTATCTCTCGGGGATTTTCAAGTCCTCATAAGCATTTTTAACATTCGTCCTTCTTCTCATCCCGGACAACATTAAGCCCGGAAAGTTTCCCGGGAAAAAAGTAGTATCATTTGGATTGTTCATTTCCGAATTCAGAAATTCATTATATGCGCTTGCGGTAAGATAGGGAGCATACTGCTTGATAAAGTCATCGCGTAATTTTTTCGCCTCATCTATTTTTCCATCGTTATATAGTCGAGTTCCCTCTGCGACAACCGCACTCATTTTTTCTATAAAGGCATCGGTCTCTCCCTCTCCAGAGCCCTCCATGTCGAAAAGCCTATTGTCCAGATCGCGCATCTCAGCCCGAAAAAGAACTTTTTCATTTATCTCAAGACCTTTGTTCAAAAAAGATTCAAGGCTCTCAAGATAGTTCTCGAAACCTTCCGCGCCATCAACCCCCGTCGCATCTCTCGCAGGATCGACAAACCCGCCTGCCCCGACAAGAAACATCGCCTCATGCAAGAGGAGCCTTGCCTCATCTGTATCGCCACGATCGAATGCCTCTTTCGCTTTTGCCTGAGCCTCCGTAAGTATTTTTCTCGCCTCCTCTTTTGTCGGGATGCTTTCGGTTTTCGGGATATCGCGTCCACTAGGAAGTGTGTTCCCTCCATTTCTGACATTTATTTCTTCCTCACTCAATCCCTCGGGGTTTTCCTGAATAGGAAATCGTTCGAGAAGTTTTTCCTCTTGTGCATCAATAAGATCGTTGAGCCGATCGCTTTCAACTTCACGCTCCGAACGTTCTGCCTCACTTCTTGCCCGTCTTATTATATCCTCAAAGTTGGTTCGATGGTTTATCATGCTCGATGATAAATCGGCAACTGGATCATCCCTACGCATTATTGCATCTATATTCGCTTGCTTCTGCTCAGGAGACATGGCAACCTGATTTTTTACCCAATCGACAAGAATGGATTTCGCACGGTCCATATCACCGTTTTCTTTCGCGGCCTTTGCGCCAGCGAGTGCCTGTTCCCATCCTCCCACCATTTCGTCGATGTCTGGTATTTCTTGAAGTCTCGGCGGCCATGGGGATTGGACTTCTTCGCCCTCGGGACGATCCTCGGATTCTCTCCCTGTTGTTTCTCCGGGCCTTATCGTCGTGGCGTTTTCATTGAGATCGTCGACCCATCTCCGCAAATCGAAATCTTGAAACCGGCCCTCTTGGAGTGGCCCGAGATCGGATAAAAGTTTTTCACGTTGTTCATCCGAGAGAATGCCTTGATTTCGATATCCATTAACGAGAGAGAGAAGTTGCCAATAAGCATCAGCCCCTCTCCCCGCCTCAATAGTCTCGAATGAGGAATCAAAAATATCGCGGCCCTCTGCATCAGGAAATCCGATATCAGGAACATTATTCGACATATACCGATTCTCTCCCGTCGCCTCGTTGAGAAAATCGACAAGAGAGAAGTCCGCGAATTGATTGTCCTTGTGCCTGAGAATTTCGTCCGTCAATGCCCTCGCGGCATCTGTGCTAATGACTCCGGTCCTTCTCATGTTCTCGACGAAAGAGCCGAGAGAATCGACGGCATCATCCATCCGCCCTTCGGATAATGCTTGCTTGAATTCGGATCTTGCATCCGCCGCGCTATCTCTCGACGATAACGGATGATCACTTTGCGCCTCGCCCCTCTGTCGTCCCCCGGGAGGAGTCGTCTGCTCAACGTTTCCCGTCTCGGGATTGCGCCAATACCAATTGCCGTCGACCCTTTGCCACTTCGACGATTTCGCAACGGCCATGACCTCTCGACGATGCTTCATGAGTTCAACATCATTTCTGGTTTTGTGAACAAGTAACCTAAGTTCTGTTTTGACATCCCCCGATTCACGGGCCTTGAAAATGTGATATGATAATTGTTTATTGACTGCGGATAGTTTCTGAAAAAGGGCGAGTTTTTTATTCATCGATTTCACCTGTCTCGTGGAAAAGTCGGTCGATCGCTTCCATGATTTCCGATTCTGTCATTCTGCTATTCCGCGCTTTCTTGAGTACGTCCATAACCGACTCAAGCAGAATGCGATAAAATGCCTCAAGGTCCCCGGCGAGTTCGTTCCCAAGTTGCTCACAATCACGATACGTTATTCGCGGAGTCTGAATCATTCACTACATTCCCGGTATCATGCCGCTCATCCCACCCGCTCCTCCTCCGGGGATGAGTTCTTGCGGAATCTGCTGTTGTGAACTCTTGGGCAGATCGAACTGCGGGTCAGCATACGGGTCCATGTTCATCTCATCAACACGGACTTCATTCACACTCCATATTCCGGAGTCAACCATTGATCGGTATTTCGAGATTTCTTTTTCCTCTGACATCTGAGTACGGAAGTCAAGTCGATATCCCCTCCCGAACTTGAACGGAATGATGTCATTATTGAACTGCATTTCCATCGCATAGAGAATCGGGACGATGGATTTCTCTTGGTCGATACGTTCTTGTGATTCCGATGTCGCACGTCCTGACGTATCGGCCGATCCTGTAAGATTGACCTCAAGGTTTGAGAGATTGAACACGAGCGCAATTTCTTCTCGGATCATCCTCTGCCTGTCCAGTTGAGTCGCGAGAGTATCTGATCTCGAAAGATCGAGAACCAAGGGCCTCCCGTATCCGGTCAGAGTTCTGATCGCATGCTTTCGCATTTCGTTCAGCTTATCCTCAACGCGCCGCTCCTCCTCGGGGTCTGCAGGGATATCGAATCCCTCCTCTCCATTCCTGAAATCCCCGAACGGATTATTCCCTCCGAAAACGACGACCTTCTCGGGGAACGTTGACCCGTCCGCCTTTTGCGCCATCAACTCATCGAAGAAAAGATTCTCGGCAATTTTATTAACGAGACAATCGAGCGGGACAAAACCGTATGGCCTCGCCGAGAGCGGGACATGGTTTACGTGGGTTATCTCATCCTTGAAGAATATCTGCGGCTCAAGTCCATCACATATCTGAACGAAACACGCAGGGCCCCCGGCATAACGGGACCTGAGCGGAAAGACGGTTCCCCCGGGGAGTATATAAATATTGTCGACGGTCTTGGCATCCTGACTCGCCTCTTTATAAATTGATACGCCGCCATGGATGAGAAGATCACCGGCATATTGTTTCGCAAAATCGATCCACCGGTCTTGGTTGTTCGGGTGTTGTAGCCATTCGGATATTTCATCGGCGCGGTCTTGTCTTTCTGATTGCACCCTGCGCTTCCACCTTAAAAGCGCACGGTCGAAATTCGAGAGGTCCGGTAAACATTCGGGGAGTTCGGCCCTGATTATTTGTGCTATCTTCGACCTTCCGACAAGATGCTCGATGTCGTCCGACTTTCCGTATTCATCGTAAAGCATTTTCGCATCCTTGAGGGTCGCGACGATTTTGTCCTCGTTTTTCTTTTCAGGAACGACTTCCCATTCAACCGATGATATCCGGTTCATGCGGCCAGAGATAACGCCGAATATTGGGGCGCACAATTGGAAGATGGCAAGCCTCTCATAAACAGAGAGCGCGAAAACAGGATATTGGAAATCCCCGGACAGAAGGTCTCCGTCCTTGGTCCTTCCGGTAACGCCGACGATCTGAGATAGTGAATAGGTTCGGTGTCCCCTCCCGGGATCCCTCTGTCGCCTCCATGGGTCTCCTTGCGAAAGTAACTGCTCAATGCTCATCATATACACGGCGGGGCTCCTATTGGACGATTGAGTTTTTTAATCATACTTTGAGCAAAAAGTCAAGCCGTTTTTGATCCCTCAACGGGGCTGGTCGATACGGCATTGACCATGATCCGCTTCGCAAGTATCGCATAGCATTCAGCATGAAAATAGTGATCGGCGGCGTTCCCCTCATCCCAATGGTATCGATCCCTGTCCTCATCATAGACTCGCGTACTCGCTGTCATCTGATCATAGAAGTCTGGAATAGATGCGGCGTTCCTAGGATAAAAAACCTGTTGCGTTATGATGGCCTCTTTCACGGCATCGAGGGCGGGGGTCCTTGGGACGGTGACTTCTTTCTTCACGATATCAACACGCTCGACCCTATCCCCTCCGTAATAGCACATAAAGAAACCCTTGAACCGAGAACATAATCGCCGCGACATTCTGTATTCGGGCATAGCATCGACAACCGCTATTCTTACTCGATACCGACGGTAAAGATCGGCGACCTCCTGCTCATCCTTCACCGTGCCGATATAAACCGCTTTCATCGAACCATTCGCCGTTATTTCATTTATCCGAACATGCATGACTTTCCCGACGTCAACCCCCATGACCGAGACTCCCGATGTCATGATGTCGGGCATTCCGTAATCACGGACACACTCATCGAGCATGAGAGTATCTATCCGGGCCCCCTTTGCCGTGAATGCCAACCCTAGATCAGCATTATAAAATCGAGCAAGGACCGAATCATTGGATAGTCCCTTGTTGAACCGATCGACAAGTTCCCTCATCGTTACGGTTCCGGAAAACATCTTGCTAATATGATAACCAGATTTTCTTCCTGCAGGGTTTTGAACAATCCATTCCCCGGGGGCGAAACGATCGAACGGCTTTCCGCACTTTTCACATATCGGGTTGATATCGTTATTCCCCTTGTAGTTCTTGTCGATAACCACGAACGTATCATCCGATACTTGCCGAACCACATTCTTGAAGAAATCAGGATGGAATTCATGGCCGCATGAGGAGCATCGAATATACCATTCTTTTTGATCGCTTTCTCTCCACTCGGTATCGATTCCGAATCCGGAGAGGGTAGGGTTCGCGACCTTTATTTGACGCTTCCTTGTGGACGCGCTCAATCGTTCTTCTCCCATGATGAGATTGTCCTGATCGCATTCATCAAGTTCGTCCACGATGAACCAGTCTGCAGGAAATTCGGTAAATGGAGCGGTTGAATTCGATCCTGAAAATGCAATAGCACCGCGCCCGAGATGCTTGAGGCTTGTGCTTGACGACTTGTGATACTCCTCTCTCCTCAAGAGGGCCTGATAATATGGTGTGAATTCCACGGAGCGGTCGAACCTATTTTGAACAAACCGGTTCTTGAGAGTATCAGTCGGGAGAGTGTAAAAAACAGAAACGTCTCGGGCTCCCATAATCGTCTCAACGAGTAGCCACTCAGAAATTCCGCATTGAGTTGATTTCTTTACGACGATATACGGGTTCCTATCGAAGAACATATCCCGCATGAAAGACCATCGAGCAAGGGAACACGATTCTCCCTTGTGGGTCCTGTGGTGGTAAAGGAATGACCAGAACGCTGGAAAGTGCTTATATAAATAATCGTGCATCTTACGATGATCGACGTGCCGCGATTCCGAGTTCAATCTCGATCCGCTCCTCATCTTCTTTCGATACGGTGTATTCTCTCAGGTCCTCGATTTGAACCTTATCGGGAACAAGGCCCCTCAGAAATTCCCTCGCCGCTATCACCCTATTTCGTTCTGCTCCATATCTCAATATGTGCCGTGCTGTCAAGATCGCTTCTCTGCGGCATTCAAGAAATAGGGCAAGATCGTTCTTCTGCAATCCCTCGATGCATTTTTCAACATCGGGCTTATGCCTCCTCTCTTTCGCAATAGTAACCGACCGCCCGATCTTCTTCGCAAGGGCGGGACTTTTTATCCCCGGGTCGCGTATGATTGCAGAGACTATCGCCTTATCGATGTCCTCAAGTTGGTCAAACAAGTCGAACGTATTCCCTGTGCAGGACAGTTCCGGCAAGTTTCGTTCGATTTCCTGATCATCCATTTCCCCTTCGACTAGATAATCGTCATCGATATTTTGGTTCTTTTTTGCCATGGTTATATTATTGCGTTCAAGACTTTCCGAACGAGGTCAACGGTGAATTTCGAGAAGTGAACCATGTCGCACAATACAAGGGGGTCGGGTTCTCCGGTATCATGATCAAGGAAAGGCGAGTATGTATCAACGACGAACGGGCTCCACGTAGACCTCTGAGCAGTCCTTATTGTGTCCATCTCTTTTATCCATTGCTCCCTTGACTTGGGGGCTCCTGCCATTTCTGAAAGTTTCTCAAGCCACTTTGCATGAACAGGGGGGATGAGGATAATGCATGATCGGATGAACATGCTCCTAAGTACCTTCAATAAGTCCGGAATCTGACCCATGTCACTTTTCAATGAGCAGTTTCCTCCGATACTGATCACCACCTTGAGGTTCTTTATTGCCTTATAGACTTCTCTCCCGGGGCCTAGGAAATACTTTATCCAGTCTGCAGGGGTGGTCCCTCCCTCGCCCATGTTCAACACGACATTCCCGAATTGCTTCATGGTCGTGTAGGTATTGAACATCGCTATCTCACTATCCCCTAAGATAACGGCATCAGGGCCACCGAATAATTTTGACATTGATAGTTGTCTCAGGTTTCTCTTGTGTGATCGTTCAGGTCCCATCTTCCCCGATATTGTCGGGGTGAGTTTCATAATCAGCTTGAACCATGTCCATTGATAAATCTTGTTTAGTGTCATCAGTTTACACTCCTAGGGCTCAATTGGAGTTCGGTCGTGAAGGTAGTATCACAAAAATCGCATCCGATTTCGATCACATCGCCAAGAAAGAATTCAAAGTCGCCTCCGGGGTTTATCAGGAAGGAACGGCCACACCCGGGACATGTAACCTTGATTGCAAGTACGATCTCCGCCATGAGTACAATTTAAGGGCATAAAAAAAGCCCGTCAAGTATTTTTACCTGACGGGCCAAAAACTAGAGGGTGCGGCCAATCGCATCGATGATCTCCGACACTCCTCCATCTGCGCGAAGTGCCGATATATGAACCGTTCGATGGACGATTGGACCACAATCCTCATGATCGACGACGACCTCAAGATTCCAGTCGAGATCGATTTTCTTAATTTCCAAAACCTTTGAACCAAAAAGTGTTCGGATCATTCTTCCCTCCCTTCGGGCGAATATAAATCAATCACCTTTTGCGCGTCGATAACGGAAACCTCATCACGGAAATCATCATGCCCTCTGAAATCAATGACATTAGTGTCCCGATAATGCATGATACTATTATAGTCATAATCATATTTTCTATAATCGTAAAATCGTGGTTCGCTTGTCATGTAAACCTGTGAGAAATACAGAACACCCTTATCTTCGGGGAATGCCTCAACCAATATGGTAATATAATCATCACGATCGGGTCTTTGGTGTTCATGCTCAAGGCCAATAATATGGCCCAACTCATGCAACCAACAATAACGCACGGTTTTATGACACTTACCTCTCTGAACTTCCGTGAGTCCACCATGCACATCAATAGTCTCCCCCGATGATGAGCGAGAACAATATTCATCTCCAAAAAGATAATACTGACTCACCGAAATATTTTCTCCGGGGCCAGTCCATCCTCCTCCGCCATCTACGTCATATCTTATTATCGTGATAAAAGACTCATGATCAGCATCCGATAAATCAACATCGATGAACTCAACGGCGAACTCGGTCTTTATACTCCACTCCACCATGCATGACCGCAATTCTTTATATTCATCAATACTGAAACCTATCGCACGATACGGGATTTTGCCATCAATCCACAAACGATTTCCATCGTCGTCATAACATGCGAATGAAAGAAAAACAAAAAGGATAAATATTATTTTTTTCATATCACCCTCCCTGAGCCGAATAGACTCAAGAAAAGAGGGCGAGAATTAACTCGCCCCCGATCTTCAATCTACGCAACCTTCGCTTTCTTCGGGTCCTCATCTCGAATGATCTCCCATTCCCTAGGAGAAAGTTCGATGATTTTCCCTCCGGTCTGCTCGGCCTCGAACGCCTGATCCGGCTCAAGTGATTTCGCAAGAGCCGTTATCCCGTTCACGATCCCGTAACGCGATATGTTCCCTTCTTCAATCACGTTTCCGAGAATGGCCTCATTGTGCGCTTGAGGAATTCCATACCGACGGGTCACATTTTCTATGACCTGAGAAACCTTCGATGCCTCGATCTTATCATCCGCCGCACGGCGAAGTTTTTCGATCTGAGACGTGAATGCTTGCTCAGTCACGGCATTCGCGAGAAGGTCTCGAATCCTGAGACGATATGATTCAAGTTCGGCCTTGATTGTATCCGACCTGAATATATTATAGTCGTCCTCAAGATCGCCTACTCGACGCCCTGCATGCCGCTTTTTGAAAACAGATTCGCTGACCAACCCATTCTCACATACGAGCCTCCATACTGACGAAAGTATTTCGGCATATGAGAGACCGATTTCAGAGTTAACCAGAGTAACCGCCAGCTTCACCACGTCTCCCTTAGTCACTTCCCCTTCTATCCGGTTGAAAACAACCTGCAGATAGAGGCGTTGATCGGTCAATGCATTGCATTTCACCGTCACGTCATTCCCATAATCAGAAAGGACGGGGAGGAAAGCGGAGAGAAGGAGAACGTTGTCAACGGGCTTGAATGAATCGCTTAGATATGCTCGTGCGCGACCATCAAGAGTTCTCACGAGTCGCTTTTCTTCGCTATTCGCAAGTAACGCATTGACGTTGTAATCCCTGAGCCCCGGTATCTCTCCAATCCGATCATAGTATGGTTTGGGGATTTGGAGTTTCGCGGCAAGCTGTCCATGAAAATGATCCGTCGGAGTGAACTCGCCATTATCGGGAACGATTATCTTGTTGTCCGATAATTTCAAGAGTTTATCGGGAACGAGAAGGTCGCTTTTTGACCCTTCCTGTCTTTCGATCTCTTGAGCAAGTTCAGTAAGACTTCCATAGTTGCTTTTCATAACGCACACCCCTGTTTTTATTTGTCCTCATGTTGAGGACATGCGCCCCCGGCCCTCCAACAATGGGCGAGGGGGGCTTGAATCTACACAAGCCCGAGAATAATTGTCCACGACGGGTTCCCATGAGAACAATATCCATCGGGTTCGACTCGGCAACCACATGGAGTTTTCGATATTCCATCATTGTCCCATTTTTCAATGGTATTGAATGATGGAACGCGACCCTTGACGATTATCGCGCTTGGATATTTCTCGCGATAAGCATCAAAACTCACTCCTTCTTTTAGTGTCCGGAGTCCCCTCTCCCTTGAATAGACTTTCATCACACACCCCCTTATCGTATTTCCCATGCGGCATCTTCATAACCATCAAGACATCTTATTGCCGATTTCCTGATCGTCTGAATGATTTTTGCCGCGACCGAATCGTGATAATCGGGAGTCTCGCAAGCCTGATAATCATAACAGTCACAGGCCGCAAGAATCTCGACCGGAGACCTGAGGCTTTCATGAATCCTCGGGAAAACATATTCCGGAACATCCTTACGTTCTTTATAACGGAAATTAACGCTCCGGTAATTTTCATTGAGGAGAATCTGCCCCGTCTCACTTTCGTTCCCCCTGACCTGCAATGGTTCCTCTACGGGTCCTAAGTAAACACAAACATCATGGAACGCCGCATATCGAACCAATACCGCAATATGATTGTTGCTCACAATAAAAGCTGACATCACACACCCCCTTGAGTCTAGTAGACTCAGGGAAGGGCCCGTAAGACCCAACCCTCAGTCAACTAGAAAGCCCACCGCGAAATATATATACTGAAATAACCGAAGATTATTTCACTCGATCTCCGGTCCTTATTCGTGACGAACTTTCTTTTCCTGAAACCCCTGCTCCACGATGAGAAAATAAAAGCTATGTGGAGTTTTTTTGATACGCAAAACACTCTTGTTGAAACGATTCTTGGGGTGAACATTTGATACTCCTTTGGAATTTCTGAGGGCATAATCGCCTGAGATGATTCTCTGCGCTTCGATTGGATTCTCCGATTGAGGGGGCGGCTTGCCATGACTATCCGCTCAATCAGGTCCCCCGTTCTACTCTGCCCCGTGGTTGTCAAAGAACTCCGCTTTCGCGGGTTCGAGTGGTTCCGGGTCCTTATGGCCTCGCGCCCCTCGGGATGCTCCCGGCCCGTTCTCTATAATGAATATACACCCCCCCCCGCCCTGTGTCAACCTTTTTTCTATTTTTTTTCTACTTTTTCTGGAACGATTTTTTGAACTTGAGGCTTTTCGTCTGAGGGGGGATATCGAAATGATCGCAAAATTTGTCCTCGGTCCATTTCGGGATAGGCTTATTCAGGTGACATACTGAGCAGAGATAAATAATATTATCAGGGTGGTCTATGTATTTCCGATATAGTTTTCTTGATAATTTTTTTTGACTGAAACGATGGTGACGATGCTCCGCAGTTCGGGAACATCCCGGGATTCCACAAGGGCGGATGATCATGGCGCAAAGAAAAGAGTATCAGGGCAGAGATGCGCCACGTCGTCTGTTGATCTCGCGACGATATACTCCCCGCCATGGGATTCGATCTCATGCTGAAATCTTATCTGCCGATCTGATTGAGTCCCGGTTTTTGATTTGGTCTCGATCCATACGGTTCGCCCATCTTTAATTGCCGTCATGTCCGCGAGTCCTTTGTGACTTAGGGCATGAGCAACGTTGATATAAACGAACCACCCGCTAAGACGGAGTTGCCGCCTTACCTCAGCGCGAATATCGACTTCTCTTATTTGAGCAATCCTATTCATGAATAAAAAATAACATAAGTACGACAAGATGTCAAGCATTTCAGAGGTCATCGACATACTCGTTCGCCCCTACATAGAATCGCTTGTGCAATTTATAAACAGACTCGGTATTTTTTTCAATTGAGATTGCAAGCCTATCAATTGCCACGGTTGCAAGGGAGGATATCGAAACGAGGAAACATGCGAGAAGGACCAAGATTAAATCCCTGATATCTGCATCAAGGACAAACTTTTTTTAATACGCTGGAATGGTTCTAAAATATAGACCTGCCGCACCATATGGTTCGCGGCACTCCCTTTCTCTCGTAATAGTTCATCAAGAAATCTTTTTATGTTCTCTGCTTGCTTTCGTTTCTCATGTATTTCTTGAGGGATTATTTTCCCGCTTGGATCGAAAACAGCCCACATCATTACAGGTTTTCCCATTTTTCAATCCCCCCTGAATTCTTATTGCTATTGCGATTATTGCCATGAGAACGATCATCCCGAGACATGCACTCATCAAAATAGTCGCAACTATTTCCATAATATCATAAACTATTCCCATGGCATCACCCCTTGTTCATCAGAATCACCGGTCACCATTCTCTCGAAAGAATCATTCAATGCAAGGGTGCGGACCTTCATCATATCATCATAGTCATCCCGATCCTTCATCGACCAATCTATCAATCCATCTCTCAGGTTTTCACACCATAGTATAAAATCGCGCATGGTCTTGAAATCAATAACGGATGTCGAAGGGATATATCCGACAATCTTAGATGAGACCTCCCCCGTTTCGGAATCAACGATACGCTCTGTTATCACGCGCAATCTCTTTCTATGTCGGGGAGGGATTTCAGAATATGAACTGACGGGGGAATATAAATATTGTTCCTTGAGAACGAACTCTTTAACGTAAGCCTGATCCTTTTCTCCCATTGCTTCACAAATTTGGGGCAATACATAACCATGGAAATACTTGTGCTGGAAATACGCTACGGCATTATGCGATTCGTAAACAACCGTGATCCAGCTTCCATCATTCAGGGACTTGAATTCCTGAAATCTCTCGTTCGCTTTCGGGTCAAGATATATTATCCTTTTGTCCCGTATCTGCCCTTCCAGCTTCAACACCAACTTTTTTTTCATGGCCTACCCCCTCAACAAAGTTCTCATAAAAAGTAGGGTCTCTCTTGTATTTCTCGACGATGGATGCAACGTTCTGTATCATTCGCAACCAGTCAGACGGGACCTGCCACGATTTCTTATTATAAACCTTTGCGGCTTTCCCGACCAACAAGAGACATGCATAAAGCAATTCATTTCGTTGCGCTCGAAACATCTGCGCTTCTGCAAATAATCTCTTATACGCTCTTGTCTTGAACATGACTATTTAACCCCCGAGAATAAATCTTTTATCGGGATGGTTTTCCCCACCCTGTTTTCCCCGGAAAGAAATTTATTTTCTCGTGGAGATTGATTAAAGATATCTCTCGCCCTAGAAAATGACTCATAGTTTTCGATCGCATCCCTTACGAGGACCAGATGAGATTTCATCGCTTCTCCGACTATTCCATATTCTTTTAAATCATCATATTCGATATATAAGTCATTGTAAAGACAAAAAAATTCTTTATCGAGAATGTCAAGATCGTCGAAATTACTCCCGGGAGAATAAACTTTTCTCCTGAGTTCCTTCGCTTTTTCTATTATTTTTTTTATGTCAATTTTTTTCCAATTATCTCGCGCATATTTGATTTTCCCGATCACCCCTCCTTCTCCACTCAAGTCAAGAGCAGATGATCCAGAAATTTCTCCATACGCCGACCGTATAAAAAACAGAGAAGGGAAAGTTTTATACGGGTAAGTAAAAACTATTTGGTCGTATAATTGAGCGTAATCATTTATCCCTGCAGACTTTGACCATTTTTCAATGTCCTCAATGTCGACCTGTTTTACTCCATCATATTTTTCTGAAAGTCTCAACGTAAACTGTTCAAGGTCCATTATCTGCTCACTCATCCCCGGCCTCCTTATACGAAATTCGTGTACTTGCTGTTATATGACATGGCTTAACTTTGGCTCGCCATCGTGGCTCGCTAATAGCTATTATAAAATCTTATTTTATAAACACCATCCGGTATTTCAGATATTATAATCTCATAGCCAACTTCCATATCATTATTATAATCTTTTACTGGTATATCTATTTTAAGCTTTTCTTCCAATAAATATTTTTCTGGATATTCACTCCCAAAATAATCAGCCGTTTCTTTCGGTAAAAGTTTTATTCCAGCTTCCATACAAGCCTTTAAAACTTTTGCATGTTTCTGATATAATTCATTTTTATCAGAAATAAAACCCTTTACATTGGTTGACATTCCCATTTTACCCTCCCTACGTGTTCGGCGTCCTGCCTCACACTTAATAAATTTTTACTGCTAATCGCCACGTCATATAACAAAGCGTAAACAAAATGCTAAAAATACTTAACCCTTTTCAATTCACTTTTCCTGCGCACTTCGTTTACGCTTGAAAAGTTGTACGAAAGACGGCTTAACGTATATCTCCGCCAACATATTCAGTAACACATTCTCCATATAAATACATTTTGCTAACCTTAACTATCCCTTCTGCATCTATATTACCAACTACCACTAAGAATAACGATTCCGCATTTTCCCCCTCTGCTTCTTCAACTGCTTCTCTAATCTTTTCCGCATCAAGTCTTAATTCAAATTTCATATTTTATCCTCCGATTCGCCGTCCATCGTACAACATCGCATACCCGTTCGCTTCGCCAATCCTCCGCTACGCTACGGACTGCGGGTATGCTTTACTGTTAAGCGAAAGCCAGCTAAACTTTTCTTGACCATATAAACATTTTTCTTTTGTAATACTTATTTATTAACCAATACCAAACCGTAAAAATAACTTTATGGCGAGTCTTGAATATTGTTTCTTTTTTAGAATTGCACGTATGGCTAATAGCTATCTGATATTCCGCTGGCCTTCGCTTAACACGGCGTAAGCGTAAGCCGAATAAATTCTTAATCCATTTCATATTATCCTCCTCTCCGGCCTACGCCTACGCCGGTGTATGTTAGTCGAAACGCTCGGACACTTTCGGTAACAATCTATGTCTTATCGCCCACCAGTAAAACAAATCAAAGAAAAACTCACCCTGATAAAATCCTATTGCAAACAGACTTGAATCATAATCGCAAGTGTCAAAATTCATTATCTTAATACTTATTGTATTATGGTTCTTCCAGAGCTCAAATTCTATTTCAAGCGGTATATATCTCATCATATCCTCCTGTGTGAAGTCCGAGCGCATCGACTAACAACGGGTAAGCGTTCGCTTTGCACATGAGCACACGTCGCTTACCCTGTTCTGTTAGCGGAAATAACCGCCTACTCTTCTGCGTCAATAGGTTCCCATCTGTCAACACGACATCCGGTACACGGATAATCATTACCTACACCACAACTCATTCCCGCCAATTGTCCAGCGTTCCACTTGCACGTTTCACACGACTGCTGTTTAACGGCGGTTACATCCGCTAACAGAGCGTATCTGACATGCTCCGCGTCCGCATCCATGCCGTTATCATAACTTGCCTTTTTTCTTCCTCGGATAGCTTATAAAACACCACCCTATAATTTCACCTTTTTTATTATACTGGTGGACTTCCATTCCATCCGTTCGCTTATCCCTTGCAATAATTTCATATCCTTCTTCAAGCCGATGGAATAAATCTTTGTATAAACATTTATCACATTTCATATTACGCCTTTACCTATTCACATTCTTTTTCAGGGAGAAAAAATCTTCCATACCGTCGATAATACTCTCCCATCCATTCTGAAAAATTCTTTGTCTCTGCAACCAGACTATCTTCCCAATCCTCGGCTCGATATTCCCCCGATGATATTGCCTCGCGAGTATGCTTGATTGATTGATATGATATACATATCCAAGTCTCTAGTTCAACCTTATAATCAATTCTAGGAGATGCACATCGAGAAAATCCGATCATGAGCGCAATCGCCATCAGACTCAATACGATAATTATTCTCATCATCTCGTAACCTCCCGCTTTTTAAAATAATCTTCTACGACATTTGATTTCTGAGCCCCGTATTTTCTTTCCCGTCTATCACAGGTCAACGCCGCCGCTTTCCAGTCTGTTATCCGGTTTCCACCCTTTTGTTTCCACCCGTTCGATTGATAATGACCCCACGCCGACTCATAGTCAAATTTATAATCCTTCGATTTACAATAATCGATCCAGTCTTTAAGAGACGGATTTACCACTTTCTCTTTCTTGTTAAAGCATTTACTTGTTTCTTCAAGCATTTGTTGTTCAGAACCGGTAGGGCGGTCAACCGGTAGGGTGGTTTCCTGAACCGGCGGTTCAGAAATTGAACCACCGGACACGATCACGTTTATATACTGCTCTCCCAATGTTCCGTCACCGTTCCTTCTCTGGACATACTCAATCAGCTTTTTCTTTTTCAGGAATGATTTCGCACGTTTCAATTTCGCATCACCCCACCCGAGACCGTTTTTCAAATATATATCCTTGGCCTTAACGGAATTCGTACTCTGCAGACGGGCCGTGAACATGAGATGCAAATACAGGGACATTGCCTCTATTCCCCGGGGGGAAGCGAGAAACATCTTGTATTTTGAAATGGTGAGAAAAAGAATATCGCCGTCAAGGTCTATCCTGATATTTCCAGTATTGATTGACTTCATCGCATTTCCCCCTGTTTTTTCCCCTCCATTCCCCGATTAACATGACGGCATGATGAAGGTTTTGTTTTCTCGTAACGGCCTCTAGGTTTTCAAGTGAATTGTTTTTTTTGTTGCCATCAATATGATTTATCTCCAAGCCATCAGGTATCGGTCCCCGGAAAGATTCATAGACAAGTCTGTGGACATATTTCATCACATATTCACCGGATGGGACCCTAAGCCGATAACGATCATACCCGACGGAATGATGGATGCGCTTTTTTATTTTCCCCGGTCGAAATTTCGATCTGCAATGACCAAGAGTAGATATCTCGTAATAACCATCAAACCCGATCAGAGGAACCCACTTCATTGACACACCCCCTACTTGAAAAATATTATTGCGTCCGGGGACTTTCACCCCGGGAGATAAATTCTATGCTCTCACGAAATATCGAGAGTCAAGCGTGAATTCTTTGATTTCACCATTGAGTTTTACAACTATGGCAAAATCATCCTTGTGCGATTGTTTGTTCCCAATTGATCTATGCGGCTCAAACACATCGCATACGACGACTTCTTCACCGAAAAGCGGAAATTTCGCATAAACGAATTCTTTTGATTTCCACTTCACGATATCGCCGATTTTCAGATCGGGAATCGGAGAAATCTGGTCAATGAGGTCTCTCTGTTGTTCAATAGAAAGAACCTCCCTTGACTGGTCAAGGCCCGAAACACCCGCAACGGACCCCGAAACACCCGCAACGGACCCCGAAACACCCGCAACGGACTTTAAAAATTCTTCCACGCCACTCATAATGATCCTCCTATAATTTTTTGATAAAAAAACCCCCGATTGACATTACGGCTTTCGCCGGGGCTCAATATCAATCGAGGGTGTGTTGCTCACGGCAACGGGGAACGAGCCCGAATCCCCTTTGCCGCGAATCTTTAAAATGCCCCCCATGGTCTCGCGCCCGATCTCTCGGGGAGGGGCAACTGATAGTAACGCAACACTATCACTATCAGTTATCCTGTCAAGAACTTACAGACGGGCGAGAAGAAATTCTATCTCCTCAACCCTGAGAGCATCGATGTCATCTCTCTTTAATTCCTCCATCAGAGATTGCTTGATTCTTTCGCGTACTTTCTGCTCCCGCTTGCTTGCCATTTCTACCTCCTTATTGATTGTCTCATGGTCTCGGAAATTCTGCACCCGGGAAGTTTTGTCCATTTCATTTCCTTTACGATGCGCTTCAATTTCGTTGTGTTAATATTCACGACATCCGCAGGGAGTTTCCCCTCAACCACTAGCTTGAGAATTTCGATGGGGTTATCGACCTCAAGTGAGATGTCATTGACCTGAGTGATCGACCCCCGTCCGACATCCACGGTCTTGTCGATAACAGGCTCAACCGACACCGGGGGAATATATACGTCCTCGGCTTTCTCCCTAAGTTCGTCGGCCTTTTCTGAGTTCCCCTTCGCCTCGGCTTTCTCGGCGGCCTTTTCCAGTTTGCGCCGCTCAGCTTCCTCTGCTTTCCTGCGCTCCTCATCAATGCGCCTCTGTTCTGCCTCGCGCTCTTGTTTCACCTTGAGGGCCCACGCCGACATGATCGAATTGACCCGCGACTTCCGATCCTTGAGCGGGTCCAGCATTTCTTTCTCTTTCGCGACGATTGCCTTATGAGCCTGAAACGCTTTTTCCTTCGGTTCTTTCCAGTATTCGACGACCTTCTTCATCATGTCATCAATACGGACAAGAAACTCACCCGCGACCTTATAATCTTCCGCAGTCTGAATCACGAGTTCTCCGGCGACCTTATCGACCGCCTTGAGGTCCTTTTTGAGATTGAGTTCATCTTGCATCACATCACCCCCTGAGATATAGTTCGATGGCCTTGGTGGAGTGCCATCGCCTTACGCATTCGATAAAAATCTTCTCTGCTCGATCATCGAAAACATTCTTGCACCTGATCTTCCCCTTCTCCGGATAAATCACAAACCATTTCCGGGTTTTGCGTATTGCCTGAGTCGACAATATGCTATACCCCGCCAATTGCAATGAGAAAATCCTCGGGGAATAAAAACTCGACTTGAGATCGACAACGGCCTTTTCAAATACGATATCCGGCGTTCCCCCGAAAAGATGCTTTTCGTCGAACCTGAACTTCTCATATTCGACGACATCTCCGAGAGAACTCCGGTTCGATTCGATCCAATCGCCGATCTGTTCGATTATCGGGTCAAACGCATTCCCTGTGTCCAGATACGCCTTGAGCATAGAATGTAAATCAACTCCATCGAGACGCTTCTGCTCAAGCCTTGATTTCGATATTCTGAACTCAGGGCGCGGGATTGCCTGAGTAACCGACGGCATGACTATCCCGCCGCGCCTGATTTCATGGGTTTCGGGATTGAACGTTATCTCGCTCATTTCCCGTTCTTCCATTCGGCGATTTTTTCATTCGCCGTAATAATCTTTTCGATTTCCTTGTCGATCACCCTGTTATCCCATCCGAACTTCTCGCAAAAAGCATACGCCGTCTTGGGAGTATAACCGAGAATCCTGAATCCGCTCTTTATTTTATCGGGGAGTTTTGAGATTTTTTCCTCGGCATCCTTCCGCTTCGCCTGACTTTCTCCCCAATTCCCGTCGTCATCCTCCCCTCCGGTCACGATCCCGAATGCATTCCTGAATGCGTACCTTTGGGCGAACGTCTGCGCCGATCCGAATGATTGAGAGTCAGTCATGAAATCACTTTTCTCTACCTCGATCGTGAACGATGATCTTTCGCTATGTCCCGCCACATGAGTCGCGACGACAACCGCTTCGATCGCCATCTTCGCACCACGATCCAGAAGGTTCGTCTCGGTCTTATAGCTGAATCCATGCTTTACCATGATAGGCTTTACAATCTTTACGATATCCTCGATGGGAGCATATCGATATCGTTCACCACCGCCTTTTTCCGGTTTGTTCTTCACGACCTTTTTCTTCGGGATGATCGGGCATTCTGATTGAAACGACGCCATTGCCTCGCGATATTGAACTTCCGCTTCCTCAGCTTTCAGCTTCCGGCGAAGGTCCATAAGCCGTTCAATGACATCAATAGGGGCCCCCGACTGAACCGCCGTCATCAAGAGGAGTTGCGGATCAATCTCAACCGCCGCTCCCGGGGCGACCGGACCTAGAAACGCACTCGATCCAGACGGGGCCGGGAGTGCCTTGAATTTTTTTATTGGTTTCTTCTCTGCTTTCTTTTTTGTTGCCATGTTATTCCCCCTGTTGTTCTCGCGCAATTTCAAACGCCTTTTCCTGTAACGCATCATAAACCCACGCTTCCGTCACTTCGATAAGTTTATTTTCACGATCTCTCACAAACACCGTGAAATCAATATCCTCATCGTCGCCCGGGTCGCTGAATTTTGGATCATCGTGATCCACGGCATGAGGCGCACGACGATACGGATGGTAGTAGTTAATTCGGATCAAGAACGAAAACTCGTGACACGCTTTTTCCATCACACACCCCCGTTGATTTTAGAGTTTGAATTTTTTGATTGTCGGGAAGTCCTTTTTAATCTCATCATCGAGAGCCTTGGTCAGAAGGGCCTCCATGACGATCCGAATGGTATATCCTGCCGCTTTCGCTTTGGACCCCACCACTCGATATTTCTTCACCAACTCGGGATTGACCCCTTTCAGATAGATATCCATAACCGCCTCCTTTTCTTATAAAATACGGACGCACCTGATTTTTGTCAATCTTTTTTCTATTTTTTTGTAGAGGGTGTGGGGCCGGTTATTATGTGGCAACAAGGAGGATCGTGGGGAATAATAACCGGCCCCGGGGTGTGTGTGCAAATAAAGCGTATGCAGAAAACCGCTTCAATGTCAATCTTTTTATTATGCGCTCAGACTGCTCAGAATGGCCTAGAATGAGCCTTTATTTTTCGTGGTCCCGCACCACCAGAAAAGGGATAACTCGCCGCTCCGTCGAGGAAAAGGCCAATTCCGGGGACATCTGAGGGAGGTCACAAAAAAACGGCCCGGAATAGGCCGTTAATTGGGTTTGGAGGTATCGTAGATGTCACCATCGGGCTTTAAGAGAAACATCAGCACCCGCCGCGAACGAGGAACGATCAAAACTGGAATATGCAGAAACCCGGGTCCCGAGACCGATATTCCCCCACCATCGGGAATAATCGATCGAGCCCCCGATCATCGGTATTATTGTTTTGTCAAACGATGCAATCATCAACCCGGGGCCTATTCCTAGTTCGTTCTTGGGGAGTCCTGAGGGAATGGCCAGCTTGAAAGATTTCGATGCTTTCTTGCAATCATCCCCGGCATTGACATTGAACCACCCGAGACGAGAGGAGTCAAGCGCACCAACTATTTTAATATCCGACCGATAACATTTCTCGAACCACGCGCAGGGGTTCGGGTCCCCGGACGGAGGGGGGAGATGATCGGTCTCCCCTTCTTCTTCATCGACAATTTCTAAAATCTCAGGGCATGTCGAGGTCCCGTATATATATGCCCCCACGAGAGACCCTAGCCACAACGCCGCGAGAACAATTTTTATCGCGATACTTGCCTTTGTTGACAGCTTGACGTCACTCATTCGATCCCACCCCCAACGGTCTTTTTTATCGGGACATCATGAGCATTGTGTTCGCATCCCGCGCACTCGAAAGATGAGTAGAGGATAAGAGTGAAAATCCCCAATAGCAGGATTATTTTCAATGCTCCGAAAATAGGAACTTTGATTTCGGTTTCTCCCCGCTTGAAAACAACCGCCTGAGTAAAAAACAGATAAAATTTTCCGCGCTCTTTTTTCGTTTTAGGCATCATGGCCTCCAATACATGCATCGACAATAACCATCTTTTACCCCGGGGACCTTGAGATATGGACGAATCCAGTCCAGAGAATAGATCACGTTATGTCCTGAATTTTTTTTGTGCCTGTCTGCATATTTATTCCGGGCATTCCCCGCAGGATCATTTCCAATGATAGAGCGGATGGATGCATCATAATCAACCGCAAGAATAATGTGCCCCCCGGGAAGGCCTCCCATTTTATGAGTCCCGAGAATAACGGGACCCATTCTTAAAACAGAGGGGAGACTCGAAATAAGCATGTCGCCATCTCTGAAAATGATTTTCCCGGCAACTCCGTTTCTCCACAAATACGTTTCGATTGCCTCCCGTTGCACCAACCACCACATCGACGTTCTTCCCGTAATCCATCGATATTTCTGTTTTACCTTCTCCCCAATTCCCGGCTTACCGACCGTGGCCTCAACGTCATCAACATAATTCATCAATCCGCGATCATCGTCTGCCCTGATATTCTTCGCGTAGTATGACATGAACATCCATGACGTAGTAGAAAAGCATTGAATCCACCCGGAAAGTTTTTTCAAAAAATTAAAATTATCACTCTGATCATTATGTCCGATCTTTCTCATGCCTTTTCTCCATTCTCATCTGTTCTTCGACAATCGAAAAAAATGACGCCATGCATTGAAAGTTCATGCAGATGGTTGACGATGGATGAGGGCACAACCCGCACACCCTTGATTTTATTTCAAAATAGAGATCACACTCTTTTTCGCTTTTTTGCCCGAGTTCCCCGGCGGCCATCATCACGAGTTGATTCCATCCTTTTCATATTCTTTTTGCGGCAATACTCGATACAGGCGCGAACCTCGCCATGGTTGTCGGTCCTGTTGTATAATTCTTTCAGGTCCTTCCTGTGATTATTTAACTCAAGCGCGAAATCTCTTTTCGCATCTCGATATTCTCCCATCTTGAACTCGCCGAACTCTTTCCGATGCTCATCAATACGAGTAAATGCCGCACGTACCTTTGCCTCCATCCCGTCAAAGTATTTTAAAAGAAGGTGACGAGCAAGAGACATGAAAAGACGACCGCCGATATAGCCAACCATGCCAGCAAGAACAAGTGAAATTGCAATTTTTTCAAACAACTGTTGAAATCCGCTATTCGAGAAAATCCTGTCAACCATTTCATTCCACTATTTCCTTCTTGGGGTTATCACTTATGCATTCCAAAAGTCCATCTTCATTTCTCTCGAATTCAAGACCGATTGCCCTAAGGCTTTTCAATGTTCCAACGGCAACGGTCCCGGTTGATTTATGTTCTAGTTCGGCATCATCAAGAAGTCTCCTCCTCCAATATGTTATCTCGGCTTTCTCGAAGTCCTCGCGAGTAAAATCGGGGAGTGATCGAATGATGTCCTCATAAACCTTGATTTCAATAAGGCAATCTTCTATCAGCTTCATTTCCGAATCAAGGCGATATTGCGCCTCATCGATATCCACCTGTAGTCGTCTCTTGTCAAAACAGGAAAGATTTTCATCCTTCATTTTTTCTCTAGCTTCATCAATTACTATCTGATTTCTTCTCCGGCGAAATTGACATTCATGTAGTGCTTTCATCTTGGAATCATATTGAAGCAATGTATTTCTATAGACCCTCTCCGGGGTCTCTGCATTTGCAATAAAATTCTGTATCTGGAAAACAGAATTCCCGAAAGGGACTTGTCTCAATTTTTCTTTCATATCTGTCATCCGATATATCCCTGAACTCCGGCACCGCTATCCCTCGCGGAATTAAGGGTTGCGACAATAACAACGGAGGTCTCATTTAAAAAATC